TTCCTAGCTAGCAAGTATCGCAATGCCTGGGTCCAAGAACCCGGCATTGAAATATACGTGCGCAGGTCCATCCGCATAGGCGTTGATATAGACCTTGCCAACATGAATGCAGACACCATGGGCTCGGGATCTCTCACCAAGTTCCTGGATAAGTACGAGCCCGACCTGGTGTTCTGCGTGGAGAATATCCACAACCCCAGACTGCCTGCCTATTTCAAACGCCGCGGGTACGGGCAGCTTGCAGCAGCCGGTGGCGCGATCAACATGGTGAGCAAGAATTACTTCGACAAAAAACAGGGGCCAAAGCTGGTATAGGAATATAGAGTGGATTTGCTATATGTTCATTCTTGAGCATCTGGCGCTGGACAGTAACAAGAAGGTTAACAGACTTCTTGGACTGGACAGTGCAACTTAAACAGGTGCAAGATAACAAGACGTGCTGCATCAGGCTAATAGCTGTCTGATGTGCGGTGGGACAATATCGGTGGAAGAACCGATAATGTCTTTTCGATAAACGCATTCCTAACAGGATGTAGGAATATAATCCGCCCAGGGGGTTGCCTGGGATTCAGGGGACACGCTAGCGCGTGAATGACCCCGCGGGTAATAACTATGGTCTTCCCCATAGTCCCGGTGGCTAGTCGCCCTACCAATTGTTCTAGATGCGCTAGCACGCTAGGTATATGTACGAAGGTAATGGAACGTGATCAGTCCATTACTGACGTACACGAAAAAAGCTTGATCACCGCCGGCATAGGGCGGTTAACAAAATACTTGAAGGTGCCTAAAGAGCGCCTTACATAAGCGAGCAATCGCATCTTTTTAGTTTTTAGCTAGGAGGCTTCTGTGATATCACCAAATCAATCCAAAGACCTGTTCAACTTGGAGCAACTGCGCCGCGATGAGTACTACGATACCGTGCGCCAGCATTTACTACGTCTGGGTGAAGACCTAACCGAGACAAAACATCCCGCAATGTACGCCATGAACAAGCTCCTCAATTTACTGGATGGCCAATGACTATGGAAACGTGCAATAAGTGCAAGCAACTATTTCAACCTACACGGAACGCACCGAACTGTCCGCATTGCAGTGAACGGGAAATACAGGTGATTACCTCTGCCGACGTAGATACCGGCGGGCTGCTGTCCACCGTGATTGAGGGTATTTTGGACTCTGTAGGTGACGCCGCTAGCAGTGTCTCTGACGCCTTTGATGGCGGAGGCGGTGATTTTGGCGGCGGCGGAGCTAGCGGGGACTGGTGACTATGAAAGTCGGATGGCTTAAACAATACGAACGATTTCTCTGTTTAATCGTGGAACACACCGATGGTAAGCCGTGGCCTATGCACTGGTATGAAATGACGTGTGTACGGTGCGGCAAGAAATTCTTCCTATGAAGAAATTCAAATCTACCAAAGCGGCAGCATGGTCTCTTGCAGGGTCTTATCTACAAGACACGCTGTACGAAGAGTCTGGCGTTGAGCCTGCTATTTACGAACATATTTTGAACGTCATCGTGCCTGCTCTAAAGCGCAAAGCACAGATCATTGAACGCAAACATCGTTCGAAAGAGAAGACATGAATCTCCTAGCAATCCGGGATGCAGTGCGTATTTTGAACGAAGCACTTGAAGCAGACCCTGAAGCCGTAAACCGTCTCTTTAATCACCGCGTTCGTGTTAATGAGGCTCTTACACTACACCCGACGATCCAAGTTGCGTCCCTGTCCGTGAAGGACGCACGCCCTGAAGATACCAGTGAGGTCCGTGTTAGTACCTTGGGCGTTCTCGGTTTAATCAACGGGTTATTCGGCGTTGACGTGGACGGCTGGGGTTACATTGTTTCGGTTAATGACGACAATGACCGGATTCTTCGGTTTGAGGACCGAACGGGGCACGCCAATACCCCTTAGTCAGTTACTTAGTACGAAGGCCCAAGTCATCGCGTGTAAGCACGATAGGTCTTGGGCCTTTTTCTTTTAGTTTCTCTTCGACGTATTTCATCTCGGTCTCTGTCATGTAATGCCAGAGCCTGGTCATACGATCGTTGATCTTGTCGAACTGTTCGGTGCGCATGAAGTGAGCGTCCCGCAGGTGTTCTTGCTCTAGAATGTCGAGTAACAACATGTACTCACGAACAATGCTCGGCATGGATTATTCTTAACACAGGACGTAAACCTCTGGTATAAGAATACGTGAGGGCTAGTTTATGAGCGATACAAACGTAAGCGTGTCAGGGCCAGGATGTATAACAACAATCCTTGGTTTTATTATCATTTGGGGCTTACTGTTTGGTGTGAACTACGGCGGTAAACACTACGGCATTAGCTGCGGAAATAATGGTGTAGACATCGATACAGGCTCGTCGCGATGACCGCGGAAGCGGACCGGCGCTTGACCATTAATCCGTACAATAAAGTACGGTTCATAGATGTCTACGGCCCTCTCGTCAAATTCGGAGGGCTTATTAAGATAGGGACCTTGGCTAAGGTCAATGAATTATACACGTTCGACTACGTGGTCAACGCTCACGCCATGACGTCGCGAACATTGAACGGCCTACCCGCAGTACACAATGAAACGCTTGATGTGAATAACTGGTGGTTCTTCAAGAAGAGACTCCCACCACTACAACGCTCCGATGTCATCAAACACATCGAAGAAGCGCAATTAGACGCAACTCGCCCCATGTCTTTATTAGCTGTGTTCGGGGCGCAGAATATACGAGACCCTAGAATTTTAGTAGCGAGGCTTTGATATGCAGATCGATTTCAATGTGAAGATCACGGAAGAGAACGGCAAGTACACTCTAATACTTAAAGCCGATGGCGATGATTTCGAAGTTGAGGTAAATACGCCTCAAGACCTCATTGAAGAGGTCGACGAACTCATCTACGACCGGCTGACACAACATGGCATCTCGTTTCATGATTCCTGAACCCGAAATGGGCCAACGCTGGCGTTTCAAAGACACAGGGATGTCTTGGCGCATCGTTGGCATCGTCGATGACGTAATTACCGTATCAGGTCCTGGGCCTCTGCGCTCAGTGAAGAACATACCCAAAGAACAATTTATGACTGAATGGATGCCGGTGTAATTATGGGAGAGTCGACGGATGCGAAGATTTGGTTTGGTTTTTGCTGGGGCGAGGACGACCAAGAGTATTACGAAAACGGTCTACCCGAGTGCGTCCTAGCGTACATGAAAGCGCGAAGCTCTGACATTGAAGACGAAGAGGACGCCGAGTGCGCCATCGAGAAGATCCTAACGAAGTTCGATTGTGAGCTCGTCAGGCATTGTGACTCTGATGGCTACGACATGGTCGGACTCGCTATCAGCGCGTCGTCGGAATGGGCAGCGCGCGGTTATCCCAGCAACCTCACGACCACCGGGTTGATTACGACGGGTACTATAGGGGAGGACTGGATGGGAAAATTGACGCTAGCTGCGCAGGCCATTGGCTGGCCCTGGAAACCACCCGCTTGGTGGCTTGCCAGCTACAGGTCCTGAATGCGCATTTCTGTCGGGGATAAGGTCAAACCTAAGGATGAACAGTCCAAGGTTTATTGGACTGTAATACGTATTCATGAACGTATTTTAGAGCTCCATGGCCCCGATGGGGACATTCGTCACATACCCTTTGATGAATTCAAATACGATTGGAGACGGGTAAAATGATTCTTTACCACGGTACAAGTGAGCGCCATGTAGAGCGCATTTTGAAAGAAGGCCTACGTAGCCGTAAACACACCAAGATGGAGAGCAACTTCACGAAGCATCCGTCCCATACCGAAATGGTCTACCTGAGCAATTGCTACGCGCCGTATTTTGCTGCTAACGCAAGCAAGGATGGACGCTGGGCCATCGTCGAAGTCAATGTTGACAAAGAAAACCTACTGCCCGACGAAGACTTCATGGAGCAAGCGTCTCGCGGTACTCACCGTATTCAGACTCTATCCCTCGAAGAGCGCACCGCGGAATACAAAGAAGACTTGCAAGCGTACGCAGAGCACGCGTTGGACTCACTCAAACATTTGGGCACCGTGGCACACGATGCATTTATCCGGAGGTCAGAAATTACACGCATTTCGCTCTTCGACCATTCCAAGAACATGTACATGGCCATGATGGCTCTGGACCCTACTATTTCTCTCCTCAATCATAAGATACTGGGCAAGCACTACGAGAACGTCACACGCTGGTTCTTTGAGCCTGTACCGGCCGCTGATCTGCATACGCTGTCTTGGATCATGTTCGACGCGGACCAGCGGCAAGTCATGGCGGATAAGGTCAACAATCGTGAGGGCCTGGAACTCACCATTTGTACGAAAGAGTGAATTATGACTGACCAACTTCCACTGCCTGAAGTGTCCACGAAGGCAACCGTGATCCCACCGCGTCCCAAGGCTGAATCATACCTAGTGTACAGCCGCGTAGCCTGGGAACTCTGTACCCGACTGTGTGAGATTGATTCGGAGTACGGGCCTCCGATGGACGAGCTCACCGCTGAGGATAACTACGATGAAAATCCTGACTGGGAAAAGCAGGACAACGCCTATGGCGATGTACTCAAACTTTTACGTGATGAACATGACTGGGACGGCTTTGCGCTTGCAAAGGAGCTAGACGATCGCTGGGACGGTGTGAACGCTGAGATGGTAGCCGTTCTTGACGCCGCCTTGCATTTACTACATGCGGAACACCGCAAAGCCATGATGCGCTGGGTCAAAGAATACGAACTCCAGCCGAAATATGAACTCAACGCCGTTGTGAAGATCAACGTAAGGGGTGAAGACCATACAGGGATCATCACCAGAATCTACCCCGAGTATTTGCAGTACGTCGTTGCGGTGGCGGCACTCGGCCATGGTGTTCAGACGGCTACACGTGGTAATGTCTCTGGGTTAGTAATTGACGAGGAGAAGATCCTTGGCCTGGGACAACAAACCGATCTGTCCAAACTGTAAATTCTTCCATCGTACTTTTGACCGCGAGTTAGAAGACGGGGACACCATACAATTTACTTGCACTAATTGTAATACTGCGTTTAACGTTCAATGTTGGATCGAGGTCAGTTACCTCACGTATCCCTTGTCGGACCCAAGTCCCTGAGCCATATTTCTATGGCTGCCTTCGTGACTTGGGCCCCGTGGACATTGGTGTCTGCGGGGCCCTCTTTATTTTCTCTAGCGTAGTATTTGGAAGTCAGCCATGCGTAAACATTGGATGGGTTATTTCATGGACATTGCTAAGCAAGTGTCCACCAGAGCGACGTGTGATCGTAAGTGGGTCGGGGCGGTGATTGTGTCGCCGGACAGGGCCATTGTTGCTACTGGGTACAACGGGTCTATTCGCGGGGCGCCACATTGTGATGACGTCGGACATATGATGGAAGACGGACATTGCACGAGAACCATCCACGCAGAAAATAACGCTATTTCGCAGGCGGCATCTCACGGTGTAAGCCTTAAAGGCTGCACTCTTTATTGTACAGCTCTGCCGTGTTGGCAGTGTTTCAAGCAGATCTGCAATACAGGTATTGTGCAGATTATTTACGACGAGGCCTACCGTGCCGAAGAGCACCTAGCCCGCGTTCACGAGCACGCGCGTTACGCTGGAGTCCAGGTTTATCGCCTGGAGGAAACCGGTGCGCTTATTAATGACTACAAACACGAAACCCTTAACCTAAACGAAAACGCAGAAACTGACTGAGAGAAAGAGAGCTGTTATGGCGTCGACCAATAACCAGCCTTACGTAAAGTTCACATACTTCAAGGACACCGAGTCCCCGCGCACGGTCACCGCAGCACGCATGCTCGACGGTAACCACATGTACATTGACTGGTGTGTCAATCACATGAACAAGGCGCAAATTGCGTTCCAATGGAACAACTACGTGCCCATGTGGGAAGGCGATGTTTTCAACAAAGCCAAGGCACGTAATATCGCACGTAGCCGCGTGTTACAGCGCCGGTATTGTGTCGAGCTGAAAAGCGAAGAGCGCAAGCTCGAACAAATGATTGGCTGGTTGTTGGAGAACACTGCATTCCACGTCCAGCACATCATACGCAATGCCATCGCCGAACGTACGCGATTGGTGCGCGAAGGTAAGCTCGTGCTGACGGGGCGGTTTACGTCTACGCCTGATGGCAAGACCGTTGTGGTGCCGTAGCGCATCATAAAATCACCCTCCTTTGCGGTATAGGAATGTAGACCACTAAGGAGGGTCATTCTATGAAGAAAGCCACAAAGAAGCGTGCGGACCGGATTGTCAATGGCAGGCGTGTCGTGAACAAGGGCGGCCTGCGTAAGCGAGCGAAGAAATTCGCTCCGTTGTCGCATGAGGAAAACTGCAAATTGCTGCTCGCTACCGCGAAACACTTCGAGGCGTACGCGCGGTCGACTCCGGCTGTCGAAGGGACGCAGTTCGATGCGATGGCGAAACGCCACGTCAAGGGACTTGTGAAGTTCTACAGAGAATTCGTCAAGTCTGAGAAGGCGCGCATGAAGCACTAGAGCAGAAACGCCGAAGCATAGGGTAAAACCTAGTGCTTCGGCGTTTCTGCTTTTTTAGGTTTTGGGCTACCTTACGCACATGTTACATCGACAAAGTGGCGCGTTGCAGGCTCTACAAGTACTCGGGTTGGGTAAACTCGCAGCCTTAAACGTAAAGGCTATGCTGCCCGGTTCGTCTATGCCTGCGGGTGTTCACGCAGCCGAACAGGCCATAGCCCCTTTGAAAGCAGCACAGCCCCTCGTAGATCCGGCTAAAGCGCAAGCGCATAGTGCCTTGGCGTATCAGGGCATTATGGGAAAGCCCCTGTATAGATGGCCTGCAAGCTCTAAAGAACTGAACTATCGGTTGCAGCAGCAGGTCCCTGAAAACCTACGAACCCCGCTGTCTTACGCGGTTTGACTTTTTTGTTGTTGACACCCGTGGGATCCCTGCATACGATACACATATGAACACCTCGCATTGACCGCAGCGGTTTCAACGCCCGCAACGATCTGCAAGAAGAGCCTCAGAAAGCCGAGTTAACACTCGTGTCTTCTGGGGCTTCTGTGTTTTACTCGGATAGCTCAGTGGCAGAGCGGCCTCCCACGGCTTCGGCAGGGGGACGGCAGGTCGTGGGTTCAAGTCCTACTCCGGGTACCGATGCGTCTTTAGCTCAGCGGCAGAGCTGCGAAAGTAATGATTTCGTGTGCAAAGGTTCGAATCCTTTAGGACGCGCCAAGTTATATGCAGTGGTAAGTAGTGCGCTCTCCCCAGGAGCCAAAGCCTGCCAAGCCGCGCATGCTTTACGTGCTTATGTCGACGCTTATCCTGAGATAGAATCCAAGTGGTGGCAGGAGAGCAATACGTTGGTATTGCTAAAATGCTCTTATTTAGATTGGATTGAACAGCAGGCTAAAGAAAAAGGGATTTCCTGTGTCCGCTTTGTCGAACCAGATTGGGCGCCTGAAGGTACACTTACAGCTCTGGTACTTGGCCCTGAGGGTAAGAAACTTGTGCGTAGCTTAAAGCTAGCGTTTTAGTTAAGCTACAACCATGAAAGATAGTTTTTGGTTACGTGAACGCCTGGCGCGCCGCGCGAAAGATGCTCGCCAAGCCGAAGAGTATGCCCGGCGTATGCATAGCGGGGGCTATCCCGACGCGCAGTATCTAGCAGATGTACATGCGCGCGTCGCCGCAATCTATGAACAGGCTATTGTTGAGATGCCGGTTAAATCGTGAACATATCACGTGCCATCTCAGCTTCAGGTCGTCGCAGCAGCCAGTATACGAACGGAAAGGCTATAATCCACACGAGAAGTTTCAAGACTTCGTGGATGTAGTACACCGTTACCTCCTGGGTTACTCATGGACGACGACAAAGAAGATAAGCTAGATCAAATACTCCGAGCCGTAGTTTTTTTAGGTGTGCTAGCCGTAAACATAATCGTTTGGGGCACGATGATACTTATCTGTACCGAAATACTTAAACACTAACAGGTTGTCACTTGGCCGTTCGTAATAAAACCATGCCAGCCACAGCCGCCTCGACTTTGAATACGCAAAACAGAGGGCTTTAGCGTAAGAGTCTCGAACGTATCGCCTTCGCGCTCCCAGCCGTGGTGAGTGTCATCAGGGCGAGCAGTACCGTCTAACGCCACGCTAAAGGGCACGTAGAGTTCATCGCCACACTTGCCGCAAGGACAGTCGAGAACTACTCCGACGCCTCTGACAAGCGGAGCCTCTTCCTGCTCACCCGCTGCATTTTTACGGGTAATGCCAGGACCGCCCGAGTTTAGAAAGCGCGGGTTTAAATCGACGAGTTTCATGGTCCTCCCGAAGAAAATACGGTCCCTACACAGGCCTAAGAGCTTGCACCACGCCTTGCGGCGCTCGGGTCTTTCAGGGTCACTCGTTTGCCCGTCCTACTAGAGCCCCTTGTTCGGGGAACCGTAAATTACATCGTAGTCCAATAGCGTGACACCAACACGCGCCAGACGCACTCGACGGTGTGGGACCCGTTCGCATTATGCAGCGTGCACGTAAACTGCCAGCCGGGTAGACAGAGACTGACGTTGATATTCTGGGGCTCGTAAAAGCTTTCGCCAGTTCCCAGCAAGCGCTCTTTGTGCACGAATTGGTCGAGCGGGATGTCTGCCGGGATCAAGTGATATTTGGACTGCCCGGGTGCGCCCGGTGTAATGGTGCCACGGCCTTTCATATCGGCGGGCAGTGTGTAGTTCCAGAAACCTGTGTAGGGCGCAAAGTCCGAAGTAGGAACAGGGTTGGCCGTTGCGAGGTCCACGTCGTAGGCACCGTCACCCGCTGCAGGCAGAAGAATACCCGACGAATGTAGATTGCAATTGCCGGTATTACCCCCTGCGCTGGGGGTAATACCCGTGGCAGGTGCGTAGATGACGAACGATACATGGTCGCCCATTTCAGCGCCCTGGTATCGGAACGACCCGCCTGCAATCCAAACGGGGTCGCGGTATACCCATGTAATGGGATTGTCCCCCGCCGTAGACTGCGTTGCTTCAAAGGCCTGCCCGCCACCGACTGTTCCGGCGCCAGGGTCATCTCCTTCGCCGTGCCAAAAATGCCACTGGCCTGAGCCTAGCGTGATCGGTTGGGTAATTACGCGTCCGTCGTAGTTCTTCTGCTCAACAGCTCTGTTAAACTCAATTGCGCCCGAGTCGTACTCAGCGAGGTCGGCGTCATTTTGCGCCTGCGCATAGCCCGCATCCACTACCAGGTAAGGGACTTCACCGCGCCACATGTTGCAGCGGTGTTCGTCGCTGCCATCGACAAACCAACACACAACTACGTTTGCGCGAGTTGTCAGGTCATAATCTTCTACACTCTGCGCACTACCGTGCCGCGCATTGAGCGCCGCTTTCCAGTCTTGCCAGTTGTACCCACGCTGCTTCATGTGGCCCCTCAAGAGTCGTAGAAGTCGAACGAACCACGCGTAATGATGCTTGGTGTACCCGCAGGCGCAGCAAACAACACGATGCGCGAGGGGCCAGTTACTTTGATCAGCGAGCCGTACACGCGCTGCGGTTGCGACGTAGCACCACCACAACTGATCCAGTCAGAAATCTGGTCCGCCACTTTGTTTGCAACAGGGATCACTGTGTGCTGTAAGGACAAGACAGACTGGTTCGATCCGTTGTTGTTGTTGCCAGTCATACCCGTAATGCTGCACGTCTTGCCTGACTGAACATAGTGGTGCGCCCAGAACGTCTGGTTGTCACCCGCAGCAATGGTCCCTACGAGTGTGCCGGCGCCTGCGGCACCTGTGAACAGAGAGATCACGCCTGCGTTTTTTAGGCCAGACCCCACCGTCAGCGCTTCAACCCGCTCAATGAAGCACTTCGTAGCGGTTACAAGGTTTACAGGAGTAGTGCCGTTCAGCGTGACATCCTCGGTACCGATAGTCGCGCCCGTCGCATCCATCCAAAACAAGCGAATAGAGCGCGCACCCGTACCTGCTGCCGCGTCCGCTGCGTTGTTCGAGGAGATCGAGCCTGTGAAGTTCGCAGACTGCTCGGTATAGGCCGTGGCACGCACAGCGACGTTGGTGACTGCCGTAGTCGTCACCGTACCGAATGCGATGCCAGGTGTACTGGTAGCAGGCGAGCTTGAGACCGGAATCGCCGGCTGATTCGGCGATAGCACGACCACAAGCGCCTTGTCGGTCGCAACAGGCGCCGTGCTCGCGGCTTTGACAGCTACGGGGCCGTTTGTACCATCGGTCAGCTGCTCGTACGTAGCGCGGGCGATAGCGTCCGCCCATTGGTCACTTGCAATAGTTACAGGTAACGACGAAGCTTTAACAACTTGACCGAGCACGAGCGGTAAGCCGTTAGAGTCGTACAGAAGAACAGGGCCACTGTTAAGAGGCATCAGGTCAACTCAGTTACGCGTGCATTTCCGTTAGCCAAGGCCCACAGTCCGTCCATAATACCCGTGTACCCGAAAGGTACTTCGTAATAAGAGTTGGTATCTACAATGACCGTGAAACTTGAAGTCGATGCAGTCGCACCAAACTTCAAATACAACTTCTTCGTTGAATCGTTGTAAATCATCGCGCCCTTGCGTGCGCTGTTCGCGGCAAGAATAGTAACAGTTGTTGCGCTAGACGTGACGTTGGATAACGTCGAAGTGCCTGCGGTGGGGATCGGCAGTGCACCTTGGTCCGATGCCAGCACAACCGGTGTACTGTTCGCAGCAGTTTTCTGCCCAAGCGTATTGATGCGCGCTTGGAAATTCGTCGTAGTAAGTACGCCACCAAGGGTGGTCTCAGTGGCAGCACCTGTGGGCAACGGCAGCGACGCGGCAGAAATAGGCTGCGTCGTCGTACCAGTGGGGTCCGTGCGAAGAGGGCTCGCGGCAAGACCGCCTGCGGTAGATCCGCCTGAACCCGGCAGACGGATAATGACACCAAGGTCGTATTCGGTGCCTGCACCGGTATCGCCGTCAAAAACACGAGCGGCTTGAAGGTTCGTGCCGTCGCTTCCACCGATCTCCGTAGAGCTCGTAGGAATCGCGGAGCCATTTGTGCCAACGCTCGGGTTCGTGGCCGTTAACGTACCGCTGACAGGTACAGCCGTACCTCCCGACACGCCTTGAATAGACAGCACACCACCCAACGGTGTACCGGCAACACCCGCACCTGCGGCAATCTGTCTACCCGCGGAGTCTACGAGGATATAACGGCTATTGGTGCCGTCAGAGCCTGCAGCCATTAGCGCAGGAGTACTCGCAGGAGTTGCTACACCATTCTGGACGGCTAATGGATTATTTGAGCTGTCATAGAGAATGACTACGGGGCTAGCTAACATACTACGTTACCGTCCTTGTTCGATTAATCTCAAATGCGCCCGAATACACGATCACATCTACAGCTTGGCGAATCACCGTGGTACCATCAGCTGCGTAAAGTGACCATTGAATCTGTGTAGGGAATATAGCCCCACCTGCGAGTATCAATTCCTGTAAGATCTTCTTTGTTTTGGTGTTGTCTGTCCACCAAATAGCCTGTGTCGAGAACGGAATTGGTGTACATTCCAAATAAGCGCTGGTTAAGTTCAGGGCCCACGGACCACTGGAGATCCCCGCAAACCCTGAAATGAGCGCGCTGTACTCAGTATCCGACAGCGTCCTTGGATCAAAGACACCCTGTGCGTCGCGCATGCGGAATGCACCGTCCACCATGCGCACGCCACCCAGCGCAGGCGGGTCATTGCCTGGCGTCAGGTTTTCGTAAACGGACCCCTCTTCGTCTTCTTCTCCGGGGTGCCTATCAGGCGTAGCAGGCATCAGGCACTCTTACGTGGACGACCCCTACGCTTAGGCAGAATAGAGGTCACATTTGTGGAGGGCTCTTCCGACTCCAAAACGGATTCCGCAACCGGGGCGGGCTCCGAAACTGTATCTGCAGGCGCAGGATTCTTCGCGGCCTCCAAAGCCAACTCAGCAGCTTCTTCAGCCAAGCGCTGTTCCTTCAAAGATAGCCCAGGGCGTACTCCAACGGGCCGCCCTCCATCACTATCCGTCATCTCATGGCTATCGCCATCTTTAACGACGCGATTCTGTTCCATCGCGGCTTGTAGCGACGCAACCTTCTTGGATTCTTCGTCTTGGTACTTCTTGGCAACTTCGACTGCGAGGCCTAACGCCTGCATGCGACCGCCGTACGCAATACGGTTATTGTCCGTATTCAAAGTGAGATTTGTGATGACCTGAGCTGCTCGCTGGATATAACGCTTAATTTCTTTGGCCTGTTCCAGGTCAAACTTTTCAGCGTCCATTTCCTTATCTACGACAGCCAACAGCCCGTTGATATCTTCAAGGGCGCGCCTAAGGGCAACTACGCCACCCTCCAGCCGGTACATATCTTTGGTATTCGACTCTAAAAGGTCGTCAAGGCGACAACCTAGCTCGTGAGCGGTGAAGATCTTGATTTCAGCTTTATTAACGTTCACTGATTCAGCTCCTGTCCGCTCACGAGCTTAAATCAGATGTACGGGATTACGCAAATGACATCGTTGGCCTTTACCTTGAACTCGAACTTCAGCTGGCCGTTCACCAGACTGGTGCCGGGGTAATAGTCATGGTTTGAACCTGAGTTTGCACCCGGGCGAAGCAAGCTGCCGTTGAGGTACGTATCGTAGACCTGCGTGAAGATGCCCGAGCTCATATCGGGGAGCTGTGCGTCGAGGTTCGCACCGCCCGCTACGCCGCCAACGTCGGTATCCGCGTTGGTTGTCGCTGTGACGTTCGCGTAAATCTTGTCGTTACGGCTGGCCTGCGTGTACGCGAGGTAAATACCTCGAAGCAGCGAAACCTCGCCGAAGGCCGTCTCATAGTCGTTCCACTCAGCCGTGGTATCCGACAGCTTGATACCCGCGGTTTGTGCCCAGGTGGAGCCGGTCTGGTTGCCGTCGTCCAGGTACATCTCGCCAGCGCCGAGAATACGCAGATCGTTGGCACCCGTGGACTCGATAAGACCCGAGGTCTCACCGATATTGATTCGCTGGCCGCCCGTGTCTACACGGAGACCCTTGTCGAAGTCGTTGATGACCGCGGTCGAATCAAAGATATCGACGTCGGCGCCGAGCGTCACTGTAGAAGTGCCACCCGTGCTGCCCTCTGTGATCGTGAACAAGTCAGCATTTGCGAGGTCGCGAATCTTCCAGAAAAGACCCGCGCTGTTGATATCCAACGTTGCGTTGTTGGTGAGCTCAACCGGGGTGGTGCCCTGGTTGTCGTACGCCACTTGACGGGTCACGGTCGTCGAGGCCGCAATATCCGTCACGGCACCACGAAGGAAATCCTGCTCATTCAGGTCTTCGAGAGCCTTACGCTCAGTGGCCGAATAGTGGATGGTCATGCCACCGATGTCACCGGTCGGCACGGCTTCGAGCGCATTACCTGCGGTGTTAAGCCGCACGAACGACAACTGTGCGCGCGTCGTGGTGAAACCTGTAAGGGTCTGACCATCGACGTTCGACTCGACCTGGAACAACGCATAAATGACGCGACCGCTCGAAAGGATCGGGTCGTGCGTGACCGAGTCGATGACGTTGCAAAGGTTCTTCGGGTTAATTGCCGACGCGCCCGACACGAGATCGAGGGCGTGGGTGCCGAAGGTGCCCGTGTGGAACGCGGAGACGGTACCGCGAGTCGTTACCGAACCCACCGCGGCCGTGGTGTTGTTGGGCAGTGCTACAGGCGGGAGCACGACGTAGTTGGCCGTGTTGGAACCGCCCGACAGAGTGGCACCCGCAAACGACGCGTTGGTCGCAGTTTCGGTCGTGGCAATCGAGTTGCCCGCCGTGCCAGCATTAAGTGCAAACAGCGAAAGCGTGCTTGCACCCGACGTCGCGTACACGTCGGTGTTGGCCGTGGTCGCGGCAGCGTAGACAGTGCCCGAGCCAGCGCCGAGGTTAATGGCCGCTGCGAGGTTTGCTAGCGACGCGGTGGCGTTGGCGCCGATCAGTACGTTACCATCGACGTTGGTGAGAACGGTCTGGAACGTGTAGGTCTTCGTTCCAATGGTGACGGTCTCACCGTTCGAAAAGACACCTGTAGTAGTTAAGGTGCCAATCGCGCGGATGCCGACCTTAAGATCGGTGAGATACTTGTCCGCAGCCACCAAGACGCGCTTGCGCTCAAGGTCATGCAGTTCTTGGTTTAACTTATCGACACCGCGCTTGATGCCGTTCTCAAACGTGACCGGAGCCGTCATGTCGTCGTACCACTTCCCCGTGGGGAAGGTCGCACCGTTACGGTTCAAGACGTTCTGCACCTGAGACCGCAAGGAGTTGAGATCATCCTCGATGTTTACAGGATTGGTCTCGTAATTGGTCACAGACGGTGTGACGCTGTCGTCGTACAGATCGCTCTTGCGGATCTGTGTGTCCTGACGGATAAATGTGCGTGCCATCGTATACTCCGGGGCGTAGGCGGGAAATCTTTAGTTGGTATTATGCGTAATTACGTTGTAAATACCAAGCGGAGGGCCGTTTAGAGACCTAAATTGGCGAGTGCCTGGAAACGGCCGTGTCGATAAACGGACCCTTCTTTTACGCCATCTTCCCCAGCGTTCCGCTGCCCGCGTAATCGTGAGTAATCTAAAAGTGCCGTACCCGCGCCCCCAACAACGCCGCCTACTGCGGCCGGCGCGGCCAGCATTGCCGCGGGGTGTTGTAGTAAAGGTTTATGGGCAGCATCTACTAGAAAATGCGACGCTGCGCCTTGATCACGTAATTTAGTCGTAATGTAGGGTGCGTGGAGTAATCCACCGAGAAGACCACCCGTAACGGCGCCACGCCCACGATTTTCATCGTCGACAAGTGCGCCGGCGGTGGCGCCTGCGCCAATACCCGCACCCGCCATAAGTCCTTGGGAGACAAATGTGGGGGACTCTAAAAGAGAGCCTGTTTTTAGTTTCGTAGGTACAAACATTTTACTTATCCAAATGCCAGCTACGAAAGCTGGGCTTGCCAAGGGCGCCACTGGGGTATTTCTGTTCGGCTTCTACTTTGGCGACGCGACCGACATAGTTTTCAGGTTTGCGCAGCATGTCTGTAGCCATGGTGTGCTCAAAGCCACTGCCGACACGTCCCGCAACAGGGCCGCGGGGTGTCCAGGAATATTCAAAACCACCAGCACGTCCGGTGCCCTGGCCGTCTTTATTTGTAGCTTCGAAAATACGTCGTACGTGGACGTCGTGATCAGGACGCAGTTTAGCCTTACTGGCTAAGCCAGCTGTGTCTAAGGGGCGTAGAATAACGCCTTCACCCGTCATTGAGTTTTTACCGGCGCGAATAGATGCGAGTAGTTTCCGCTTAGACGCATTGTCGAAAGCAGCATCGGTCACGGGCAAATGTAAGTGTGTACTGATTTGCTTAGCGAGCTCATAGCGCTCACGGAAAGTCCGATCTTGTACAGACTTACCTTTATATTTCTCGACATCGAGGATGACAGGCACCAAGTGCGCACCCATTTCCTCCTGCTTGGCTCTAGAGTTGGGCACTGTTGCATTGAGCATTCCTGCAATGTCTTTTGCTGGAATTGCACGGCCCTTAGCGTCTACAGCGATAGTCTCAGTGCGCAATACCGTGCCGCGTAATTCCTTGGGGACACGCGTTGTCAGCAATGAGGGAACTTTATGCGTATGTTCAATGACGCCGGCGGTATGCCGCTTGGGGATACGATACGAAAACAGCCGGGGAATACGGTCTGTCTTGTCTAAGTCCAGCAGCGTATGGGCGCCGTCGTACTTAGGCATCATCACTTCGCTGTTGTTGCCGAAGTCGATGTCTTTAAGTGCGTGTTCTTTTACAACGGGCTTTTCCCCAAAGTCTAGATGGGGCAACCGATGACGGGCCAACGTTTTATTAACGAGTAAGTCTTGACCGCTTGTAGTACGAACAATGGCATACTCCTCCGGGCCCTTGGAGCTGTAGCGGTTGAAGCGTACGCGTGTACCTTCTTCAGTGGGCTTACTGTGATAGACTTCTATCTCTTCAAGCGCTTTGATTTTAACGCGGCCTTTACCATAGCCTTGGGCAATTTCTTGTTCTTTGTCTTTACCAAAGTTGAGCGCGTACTCGGAAGTATGCGTCGGCTGCTGCACGGCGAGCACGGACTTACCGGGCTCAGGCATTTGAGCCTTGGGCAACGCCCAGGAATGCGCATGTCCCGTATCAGGGTCAATTAAACGTAAATCGTAATGATGGCCTGCGATATCCGCGTGGTGCTCTTGGAGAGACATTTTCCACGTGAGAGGCTTGTTTACAGTAGGCAGGTCCGCGTGGTAATGGCGGTCGGGAATGCCGGGGGCGTCCTCCGCAGCCTTCTTTGACCACGTCCAGCCTGCTTTACGTGCGTCCTCTTGGGTGACCGTACGCACGGACCGCGGAATAGCAGCATTTCTTAAGTGGTGCGTATCGGTAGCGCTACGTTTATCTACAGGGACGGGTACCTCATAGAGGTACCCTTTGTGGAGTAAATCGCCTTCTACTTCGGCATGCCCTCGTACGAATTTACCATCTTTTGTAGTGCTATTTATATTGGTCTTAGACCGGTTAGGTAAGAGCGCATAGATCATTGCACTCTCCGGGTCTTTCTTAAGAAAGAGCGCCTTGGTCTGCGTACGCGGGTCTAGCCTTGGTTCGAGTTTAGATATGCCTGGCGTTGGCGATCCATGGAAGGCGACCTGGTGTTTAGGAGTGCCCGCCATATCAATACGCCGGTTCTTGCGGCGCAACGCTGCTGGGCCTAGACACGGCGGATCCCAGCAACCCTCCACCGACGCCACCAATGGCACCCAACGTCAAGTCACGATTAAGCGCTTGTTCTTGCAGGGCGTGTCCCATAGGGGAATACGGATTTTTATTCAGGTATTGGTGGAGCCGCTCTACACGCGCATCTACCTTGGGGTTATTAGTTGGCAGGCCGCTCCTACGAGACGCCAGACTACCTACTAAAAGACCTCCGCCGGCACCTAACATCGCGCCAGGGGCGAGATCGCCTCCAGCAATACTTGACGTAACGGCTCCGACGCCGGCACCCATCGCCATACGCTTGAGCAGCCGTGGCAGGAGGTGTTCCGTCGTGGCGGCAAGTCCAAGCTTGGTAAGAGCTTGTGATTTTCCTTGCGAATAATAGAGGGACCGCATATATACCTATTGTAGTTGTTTTGCAGAGTAGCTCAGCCGGTAGAAGCACCGCACTGTTAATGCGGACGTCGTAGGTTCGATCCCTACCTCTGCAGCTAAGGATTCTTGGGTACGGGCGGCGGCCGTAGTAGCGCAGTGAACTGATTGTTGAACTTCATTTTGTCCTGCGCCAAATTGTGAATATACTCGTCCGCTGAAATATCCTTTTTATTGTCCATTAAGGACCAACGTGACGGCCTATTCGTGGCTAAGTAGCGTTCGACGGACACATGTCGTTCGGCCGCAGGTAAATGCGTGTGACTCTTGTAACGAATACCGCGTCCTACGACCTGGTTGATTTTCTCATCATTAAAGTGGGGGTCCAAGATTTGTATCTGGCGTGTCCCCTTTAGATCAAGGCCTTCGGCCCCGGCGGTGCTGATCAGAAGCGCTTTTATCTTGTTTTGATTGTAATCACGAACGAGCTGGTCGCGTTCTTCCTTGGGTATCTCCCCTGAAAATACACCGTAAGGGACCTTGTGGTGCTCAAGGATGTGCTTGTACGGATGCAGTCCGCTTTGTAGATAGTTGGAATAGACCACTGCTTTGTGGTTGGGATTCTTCTGCAGTGCAGACATGAAATTATGCGCCGCCAATTGTATCTTGGGGCTGTGGCTAACGGCTTCGCCAAGAGACATCCCGTGGCTGTAGGCCTGAGGGCTATTTGAGACTTGGCGTTGCATAGCCAAGAAGGAATTCAGTTTCGTAGCTTCTTGCTTCGAAGGCGGTAAGCCCTTACGAATCTTGTATTGCACCCAGATGGGTGCTTTATTGAGCAATGCGTTATTTACTTCTTGTTGTTTCTCCGACATTGGGACTTTGATTACTTTTACGTCCGATGAAGGGAAATCTTTTTTGTCGGTACTTTCGTGAAAATCAACCCATTTGTCTAGTACACCTTTGAGGTGCTTGGTATTGGTGAGCACTTTATGCTCGCCAGGCTTGACGCCCATTAAGCGCCCAATGAGGCCTGGATGGGTAACTTCGGTGCGCGTAAATGCTTTCTCGAAGTTACCCCGATCTACGGGAAGTAGGTGCTCACCTGCCGCTAGGTTTACGAGCGACGCTAGATCCGCAGGGTGGTTGTAAATGGGGCTTGCTGTGAGAAGAAGGCGTTTTTCGGTTTTCAGTTTATTGAAGACCTGTCGACTAGAACCGGACGGTTCACGTAATCGGTGTGCTTCATCCACAATGAGTAAGTGGTTGTGCAGGTCAGGGGACGTCTTACCGCGGGCGATACGTTGTAGCGACGTAACGCTGAAACCCTGATCTTTCTCTTTACGGTGCTGACCGAGCTCTTTTCGGTAGTTGGCTTGCAGTGCGGCGGGTACGACTACGGTCGTGGGCATGCTCAGTGCGTCTGCCGCAGCAATCGACGAAAGAGTCTTGCCTGTACCGAGACCGTGCGCGACTACTAACCCCGATTGATTCTTAAGGCGGTCACGCACACGAATCTGATGGGGCTGCAGCACGGCCGTGAGCTCAGCACACTTGGTGAGCGCGGTGTACGCTGCGGAATAGGCTGTATCCAGATTTGACGGCACCAAGACCTCGCAAAACTGGCTATATTTTAGTGGATGTCACCTACAGAAGCCATTCGTATTTATCTGGCTTACTTGTCGGACAAGAAAAAGTTGGCTGAACGCCAGAGTTTTGCGTTTACAAACCACTGGTTGAGTTATTCTGAGTTCGATCAACTCAATGAACTGCTGACTTCACTTTGTGACCAAGTGGATGCAACTTACGCCGGACCAGTTTGCGCAGGTAGCCGTGTTAGCGAGACGTCGCTACGGTGCGACAGCGATGGGTCCGTATCTGAGTCAGGTGACCACAAGTCGTGATTGGCGTGCCCACGTTTTTATTGTGGTAAAAGGTAATTGTACTAGGGTTCTTTACTTGGAACCCTTTGATACACATACTAACGCTCTCAAGGCTTTGATGTCTTACCTAGCGAGTAATTTAAAATGAAACTTGCGGTGATTGGGTTAGCCGTGCGCAATAAACCGCGCGTAGGGCATTACATTGTTAGTGATCAACAGCTGGCTATTTTGGACACGCTTCACAAGACCCCAGGACTTAGTGTTCACCAAATCAAGGAAGTAATTGCGTATGCAGCTCGGGCCAATATTGATCGTGCGTTGCAGGGGCTTATCCGAAAAGGCTATTTGCGGTGGGAAGTGAACCCTGTTACAAACGGGTTTAAGTATTATCTGACCCACGATGGGAAACAGATGCTCTTGTCGTCTAGAGGTTAGGACGTCGGATTTTCACTCCGGTAACACGGGTTCAATTCCCGTCGAGAGCACCGAAAAATACCCTGTTTTACGGTATGAGTCAGTAACCAATACAAGGGGGTTACTGATGAATTCACTACGTAAAAGTAGTCTGATGTTCGTATTGCTTGCTGCGTGTGGCGCTAACGCGGACATGCCTGCGAATGCGCGTACGGACAACACTGTGGGAACTAGCAATGACGCTGGCGTACTTACGGAAACGGCTATCGACGCTCTAAATGGGCGTGATGGCAAAGACGGTAAGGATGGCGCTCCTGGTGCCGAGGGACCTCAAGGACCTCAGGGGGCACCTGGAGCACAGGGCGCGCAGGGCGATCCCGGTATACAGGGCGCACCCGGACTTCCGGGTGCAGACTCAATGGTTCCGGGACCGCAAGGTCCGATGGGACTCTCTGGACCGCAAGGAAATCCAGGTATTCAAGGTGCACAGGGATTGCCCGGTGTGACAGGCCTGCAAGGACCTCAGGGTCCCCAAGGACTCCAAGGCGCTAAGGGGTCTGACGGTGCAACGGGTCCGCAAGGACCACAAGGCGCTCAAGGTCCGCAAGGACTAGCAGGTGCGACAGGTCCGCAAGGACCCCAGGGTGTGCCGGGTGCTACAGGCGCACGCGGTCCTGGATACTACTGGGTGGATGCTGAAGGTAAAGCAGCGCCCGTCATTGATTTGACGAGTCCTTCGTATGTGACTGCGGAAGGTTACCAATACAGCATTCGTCCGATGACGGGGCGTTTGGATGCCGTGTACGAGTACACGGATTACAACGAATTCTTCTCGCAGCAAAACTGCAAAGGGAATAGTTGGTTGTATTTCTCAGGCGCGGAACATGTCCGCCCTATGCAAGCGTTTCGCATGTCACTGGGTACGGGTAAGACCGTCAATAGTACCTGGGTATTTCCGCTGGATGCTGCTCCCGCGTTGAATGTACCTGGTTCGGCCTTTTCACGGGCAACCGCTCCGGCGGCTTCCGGCGTGCAAGGTTGCGTCAATTACCCCACGGGTATCGCAACGCCCACTACGGGGTATTTCGTGGTTACTAGCAAAGTAATTAACGTAACGGACCCGGAAAAGCTCATACCGCTAGTGGTACCGCCTCTACACGTAATAACGTCCCTTTAAGGGGTCATGGAGTTAATCATGTCTATTTTGCTAAAGGTAATGTCAGCATTCGCATTCGTTGCCTGGGCAATCTTCACAGGGTTGCTCCGGCTGTTCTTTGGTAATTCAGCGCTTGTGCGTTATCTCGACCAGGAGGTTACGCAGAACGTGCGAGAGCTCAAGGCACTCAATGCCGAGCAAGCGCGGACGATGGCTTGTTTGCCTATGACGGATCAGGTTTTGTTCTATACACACGTAAAGGACGGGCCTTATCCGCATGGACGAACTGCTACGGCCAACTACAATTTCTGGCGTGAATCACGGCCTGAGCCCTACGCCGATCTGTACCGAAAGCTGCAGTACTCTACAAAAGAGGCTGAGGCTGATATGAAAAGACAAAGCATGCCAAAGTATTTCCGCAAGGAAGTATTGGAGCTGCTATACACGTAGCTGTCTTGATCGCTCTAGTAGCTCAGTTGGTGGAGCAGCCCCCTTGTAAGGGGCAGGCCGTTGGTTCAAATCCGACCTAGAGCTCTTTTTTAGTATTCAAACAGCTTTGATCTACCCTACTCAAACTATATACTACGTGTAATTATGTCCAATGAACATGAATCTTCCGGTCCTGGCTTGTTGCTGCCCGCGATGGCCCTCGGCGGAGCCGGTCTTGGTATGTACGGCCTGCATCGTGCGGGCGTTTTTGGTCGCGGGTTAGGCCGCGCAGCAGCGGAGGCAGACCCTGCAGTCGCTGCAGCCATGAAAAACAGCATGAAACCGGCGGGGACAGCTACCGCCGCAGGTGCGGGGTCGTCGGTTGCGGATTCGATGGCTGCGTCTATGCGACGTAATCCTGGGTTAACCGCAGCCAATACGCAGGCGGGTGCGGCAGATGCCCAACGTAGCCTAGGGCTTACGATGGATCCCGCGGTTGAAGCGTCCATGGCAGGGAAAGCAGTTCCCGCAGCTCCCGCAGCGGCGCCCGCTGTTGAGAACCTCGGGGGTCTGAACGTAAATACCGCAGATCTCGGTAGACCAGGCGCTACCGGCAGAAAGCCCCGTGGTAAAGCGGCCCCGGCCCCCGCACAGGCCGCCCCTGCTCCCGCCCCAACATCGCCGTTGATCGGGAGCAACATGATAACGCGAATGCAAGCGCCGTCGCCTGCTGCGGCAGCCCCCGGGTTAGCGCATGGCGGGATGTTGGCAGGATTGCCCCGGCGTTAAACATTGACATTGACACGAGGTTATCGCCGTGGCGCTACACAAGTTAATAAAGACATTACAAACTTCCGGCGTAAAACTCGCAATGGGTGAAGGTGCGTATGCGCCTTACCCTGAATATCCGCAGGACCCCCAAGCTGCAATGGAACCGCCGCCGGCCCCGCCGAGTCTGTGGGACCAGTACAAGGTCCCTGCGATGCTAGCAGGCGGCGCCCTTTTAGGGGGCTACGGCCTCCACCATTATTTCAAGGGTGAAGACGCCGCTCAGGCTGCAAAGGCAACATCGACAATTGGAGACGCCGCCAAAGCGGAAGGGCGCAATACTGCACGTATGCGGCTAGGCCTTAACGCTGAAGATACTGCTAATTTAAATAAGCGTCCTGAAGGATTTTTGAATCAAAAACAACCCTCCGTTATGAGTGCCTAAACTAGCGCAGGCCCCGCAGGTTGCGGCGGCGTTAGTTTAGGGGGCGCTGGAGCTGGAGGAGCTGCGGGCGGTTCCGGTGCGTCAGGCTTCATTCCGTAATGCAGGCCTGCGCCAGCAATTCCGGCAGTACCGAGGCCTACCCCTACAGCAGCGGCGCCCGCCACGGGTTTCGAATAATTACCTAGGTAATGTTTACGGAGCTGTATTCCTGCTAGAGGGGAGCCACCTTTCGGGGCCAGGAATCCACTATTGCCTGTGGGATTAGACTCAATGAGTCGGTACCCGCCGCCTTCGATGGGGCTAATATCCATACCGAAGGACATATTTTTATATTCTTCGGGAAGCTGGTCCACAACCGACTGCGCAAACGTATTCGCGCCATGTACGTGGTTGCGGTCGAATGCTGCGCCCAGTGTAGAATAACGCGGTGTCGTGGCGTCGTGCATAACGCGACCGCCCTCAACGTGTACACGCATTTCATTGGACAGCGTATCGCCTGTAAGTCCGCTAAGACCTCGGCGTACAAGACTGTCTGTTTGGGCTAAAGGTAAGCGTTCCTGGACAATAACGCGTTTTGGATTCTTAAGTGCTTGCTCTAATACGCGTCCGGCGTAGTGCGGATTTTCCCGCAGTTTACGCATCATGACCATGTCATCGCCGCCGAAGCCGCCGAGTTCGAGATCTTTCTCTGCGGCGGCAGCTTGAGCTGCACCACCGGATTCACGGTATTTACTCAATAAGTCGTGAAGATCATGTTTTTCACTCGGGAACATCCCTGCGCTTTGAACGCCGCGGGTTTCCTTCATAACGAAGCCTTTACCGAAGCGCTTATGGAGCTCATCCTGGAGCGTCTTAAAATATTGCGCGGTCTCTACATCATTGGTCGGCTTGGCTAAGCCTAGTTGCTTAGCAATGTCGGCGAGATTTTCAGTACGCGACATGGCGCCAGGGGCGTGCTTTTCGATTGTCTTATACTCGCGCCATTTGTCTTGGAGCGCATTCTGACGCTTTGCATCGTCTAAAGTGGCACCTAAGCCTATGTCACCCTTAACAAAGTTCTCTCGGTCACCTTGGATGTAACGGACGGCACCCTTTACTTTCTTCGGGTTGTCGGGTTGGTACGGGTGGTCTCCCACGTAATGTACCTCATCCCCACCGGCATGCCGTATTTTATTTTTCATACGCCCAAGCCAACTATCTGGAGTTTTTTCTTCTACCTGGCGTACGAACCGGTCTTTTGCTTTGCTGCGCACTTCATTTAAGAAGGTGCTCGACGTAGGTTTCACGTCGCGCATGTACTTGTACAGGCCGCCTCCGGCTAACGCGCCAAGACCGAGACCCGCCGCAGCGGGCAAGTAGTTTGTCCTTTCAGAGGCCTGTTCCTCATCCGCGCGCTTGATCAGAAGTACGCCCATGGTGGCGCACGCGGTATCACGGCCGTTCGTATAGGAAGTAGTCATACGTGCGTAGTATATGGTCTTTTATGGTAAAATAAAGTAGAAAGGATGTATTTATGGGGCCTACAGCGATACGGCACCAGGTATTGAAAAGGTATCGGGATAAGGGTATTACGCGTTTAGCGCGTATCCCTGTACGCGTGAAACTCGATGAGAGTGTAAGCTACTGTGAAGGGTATCCCGTTAAAATAACGATCGGCTCTTTGTGTACGGCGTCACTTTTACGCGGACCGCTTAATTTTGAGCGTACGCTCGTACACGAGTACGGCCATGCGCTCTTGTTCAAACTTTGGTACAAACTTACACGGAAGGACCAGCGACAGTGGGAGCAGTGTTTTGGCGCTTACGAAGGGCCCGAAGAGCGGCCGGGGTTGCTCACGGGTATCTGGACTTACTACCTACGTAGTGCGTTCATCGCAGCGGCAACGGGTACGCCCCTCTACGATAATAAGGCGTACGCAACTATGTACGCGGCGTCGGATCCGCACGAAGACTGGGCGGAGACGGTTACAGCTTACATTATGGACGACGATATTTCTCTCAAGGAGGGCGTCCTACATAAGGTAGAAATTGTGAAGTACTTCTTGGATAAGTTCATGGCACTTAAGGCTTGACGAGGTGTAGTGTTACCTCTTAAAACAAAGCGTGAAAGCGTTTTTGTTTTAGTCCAGGAACCATAGCTCAGTTGGTAGAGCGCGGCCTTTACACGGCTGATGTCGGCGGTTCAAGCCCGTCTGGTTCCACTGCGGGGGCGTGCTGAAATTGGCAGACAGAGAGCACTTAAAATGCTTGGGCTTAACGGCCTTGTCGGTTCGAGTCCGACCGTCCCTACGAATGCCCTCCTTGGTTCTGGTAAAAGGCCATAGACCAAGGAGGGTTTACTTTATGAAGACCATTGCGAAATACGCAAATTTATTGAAGGCCTCAGGACTTACACAAAAAGAGTTGGCTCAGGAAATGGGCATTAGTGCCCGCACTTTTTCGAAGTGGACGCATGGCAATGCCGAACCCGTAGGGGCGCGTACGAAAGCAGCACTCGCTGCAGCATTTACGAAATACGGGAATCCCCGAGCTCCACGGCCGATACCTCCCGCTGAGGCAGGTCTTGAAGACGACACCGTTGAGACAGTTCCGGACTTCGATCCTGAACAGTTGAAACGTGTTCAGAAAGCTTCGGGATTAACCGTCCCTGCTTTTATTGAAAAACTGGGCATCACAACAATGTCCCAATACTACCGCTACACAAGCGGTCAACAGGCGCGTAAGCGCAGCATTCGCAAAGTGCTTTACGACGCGTGTCAGACGGTTGACAAATTACCCGAGGGAGTGCGGTTCGAGAAACCTCCTGAAGGTGAGACCCTGCCGCAGCCCCGGTCACGAGGGCGCACTATTATTTCCGAGGACCGCATTAAAGACCGCGTTGAGCGGTTTGAACGGACCGAGCTTGCGGACTACGAACGAGAAATCGTGAGTAAGGCACTGCGCTTTGCGGCACAAGAACAAGGCATGGTGCCGCGCGAGCTGCGTGAAGCCATGGTGACAGTCCTTGCGACGTTGCAGGGCCGAATTCCAATTACCAGTTTGTACGCGCTTCTCACAGGCATCGACCCGTGATACAAAGGGCTTACGTGTGGAGAAGGCAACATTCGGGGTTCGTCCAATGGCAGGACAACGCTCTTTGACAGCGTGAACGGGGGTTCGAATCCCTCACCCCGAACCGGGGGAAATGCAGTGAGTATACCGGTTGATGTACCAAATCATTTAATGGGGGAATGGAAAGGAAAAGACGTTAATTTGGTCCTGCGCATGCAAGGACGTACTTTATACTATTTTGCCAAATGGGCGCCGATCAGTAAACGGCACCGTCTTCAATGCATTGACGACATCATTCCCAACAAACCTATTTTGCGGCTAGAGCCGAGTAGTTCGTCACAGTCCGCTGTGTACAGACTCTCGGGGGTTAACCCTTAGGTTTGTTGTTCTTTTTAGCTGCAACGGTTAGGTTAAGACGTGCCCCAAGATCGTAAAACACGGATTGTGTTGAACAACCTGGAATTGGTGCGCGCGGACATTGAGCGTACCGTAGAAGAAAGTGACGATAAAGAACGTTGGCGTGAACGCGTGCGCGGCGTGTTGATGTACCATTTGACGGCCATCTACGAAGAAGGCGCGGGCTATACCAAGGACCTAGAAACGTCAATTGCGATACTGCGTAATCAAGTTGAGTACCTAAAGAAACAAATAGTCTTGAAGGATACTAAAAATGACTAACGTAGGATGGCGTAAATTCGGCGAGTATTCGGGTTGTAAGATTGACGGTGTAGCCGCGGTACCTAAACCCACAACCATGTTGCACATGGAGCGGGCTTATTATCTCACAGCGATGATTGAAGCGCCTACGTATGGCGCGGTGCAGAGCTATGACGGCGCCGCCATGTCTGGTGGTCCCTTACACAATATCGCAGTCTACCCGAAGGGTATGACGCAGGGTTCTGTGTTCCAGCTCTTGCGAGCTATCGAGGTAGGTGCGCCTAGATCAGACGCGCTGCACCAGCTTTGGAGCATGTACACACAGCTCGATTGGGTAGTTACCCAAGACGGGTTACTACGTAGTACCAAGACGGGCCAACCCGTAGATGGTACCCTAATACGCGATACGTTTACGCCTATCGCGGGCAAAGTACCTCAAACGGGACCGCAATGGGACGCGGCGTCACGCTGGGCCGTGGCGCATCACAATGTATTTGCAGATCCCTTGACGTATGCGGCACAAAAGGACTTTGCCATTGGCTGGTTATTGTCTTCGCAGCGCGCGTTAGAGTCTACGTTTTACCAAGGCGCAGACCCTAAACAAATAGACGTAGGTGCCAAGGGGCTCTCTATGCAAGAGGACCTGGCCATGGCCGTCTACCATTGTTATTCGGTCAATGGTCCCGCACCGGCTCGCGACGATTTGATCGCAGCACTCAAGGTAAGTCATCGTGGATACCCCTTTGCTAACGCGCTCATCCAGCAGCTGTCTGCAACTGCCTTTGGTAACTGGGAAAATCGCTATACACGTACACGGAATGCTGCTATGAATTCAGGCTTATGGCCGAAAGAACTCTTCGCTGGGGCGGGGGCCCTTTTTCCTGCGAAGTGATTTGGGGGATGTATGAATGCACGGGAACTTGCTGTAGTTATATCAGAGGCACTCGAAGATAAAGTTAGTATTGACACGACGCCTAAAGTTAAAAAAGACTTTGCGTCTCTCGAATGTGAAGATGAAGACGGCAACGCGTTTATCATACGCGTGACGCGACTGGCGTCCGAAGACGATGAAGAGGACGACGAAGAGCCCGTTGTCGTTGAAGATGGTGATGACGCCGAGTTATGAAAAGAAACAAAAATTCGGTATAAGAGTATAGCAGCAAAGCGTCTGCTTTTCAGTTGTGAAGGGCCTATAGCTCAATGGTCGAGCCCCCACCTCATAAGTGGAACGTTCTTGGTTCGAGTCCAAGTAGGCCCACCGTTTCTTTAATTCGGAGATTTATTAATGGGAAAGTCATCTCGTCCGAGTGGTGCCAAGGCTGTGTCCTGCACCAAATGTAAAGCAGAAGCACACGGCATTGCTGACACGGTGCACCGCTGGTGTCACGGTAACAAGAAAGACCGTAAGTCTGCGGTCAAAGGCAATCGCGGAACCTGGCAGTAGTTGCTAAACGTAAGGCCAGTAGTAACCTAGAGTTACACTATTGACTGTTCTTACGTGTCCGTATTATTTAGTCCTGTATAGTTATGGGTCCGTAGTCCAACGGTAGGACAGCAGGCTTTTAACCTGTTTATTGCGGATTCGACTTCCGCCGGACCCACTATGTATAGTCTGAGTAAACATGCTTCAACGTAAAATCATTTTGGAGTTTCCCCAATCCATGTACAGTAATAGCAATTCCGGTCGTAAACCCCGATTTAATCCTAATGCCACGAAGATCCCGTGGAGGCCCGTAGAGAAGAAACTAAAGGGCAGTGTGGTTGTGGAGGTCAATGAATTACCCCTGCCCGTGCCCAAGTACTCCTTTAAGATTGGTACTGCCAAAATCGATGACAATGGTCAGATCATCGATATTCAACCTTTTTTAAACGTGTACAATGTACACGATGCTGCAGATCTACTGCGTGAAATAGGCGATAAATACCTTTCGATCCGTGAGTCGAAACAAGACGAGATGGACAGCCGCCAGCGGTTCACAGACGAAGACGATCACCCCGTTGGCGACATCAAACCTCGGCGAAGTCGTACATAAATGCTAAAGCACTACGATTTCGAATGCGGCAACTGCGGGCACGTATTCGATGACTACGTCGAAGGTTCAGACGGTAAGCCCGAAGTCTGTCCTGAGTGCAAGCACACTAAGCACTTTGCGAAGTTGCCGAGCTCATGCGTGTTGCCCCACACTATAGTAATGTCGTATCCGGGATCTAAACAATTCAAAGCAGGGTACGTGCATACGCACGGTAATCGCCCTGCTGAGAAAAAAGGATCCCAGGTGTCGATGTACACGCCGAAGAAATCAGGGTAAAGGCTATGGCACTTTCGAAGACTGGGTTATCCGATCTTATTTATGCCAACATAAATACGACGTTTAAGACGCCTAAGAAAGGACGTCCCTCTCTTCGAAAGTTAGCCGACGCGTTGGCTGATGCCATCGTCACGCATATACAGGCGAACGCCACTGTAAATGTAAATGTCACAGTCGATACGATCAGTACAACGACTAACGTGACTACGTCTACAGCAGGTCTTCAGCGGGATCCAGTAACGCCGTTTGCTGCGACGCTGGCGCCTCTCGCTACAGTCCCACTTACGGGAACTGGAACCGGGTCAGGTACAGGCACCGGTACAATCAGCTAACCCCACTTAAACCACTTCTTTCTTTTTTTAGCTTTATCCATTTCAATGCCGCTATCAGTGCACGTTTTTACGGCCTCGCCGTGGGCTTTCTCAATAGTGTCCCCTTGGACGGTATTGAGGGGCACTACGATGAATTGACCGGTCTTGTCGGCTTCGGTAGGCGCTTTTGTAGCAGTGTGGTCGGACACACGCTTTAAGCGCGTCAGTTCTTTGTTTATTTGACGCGCTTGCGTCTGAGCGAGCTGTTTATTCAGGATCTCTAGCTCAGAGGTGCTCTTCGCTTCTAGGCTACTTGCGGACATTGTGAAGCCTCCGTAATTCCTCGGACACCACTGTCGAATGGTGTACGGCTTGAATGACGCCCTTGCCGTACTCCTCTAGAGTCGCGGCAACTTCCTGTTCTCTACGGATTTGGCTCTCACGAACCTTATCTAGAGTTTCATAGTTATGTTTATGTATTTCCGCGACCGTGACTTGCAAGTCTGAATTCTTGCTACGTTCGGCTAAATACAAATAAATGAACAGGACAGTGATCGCGCCGAGCGGACCTTGTTGCAGAATCACTGTGAGCGCGTTTTCCATTACTCGAAGGCTATCACCTTAACACGTGCACCGCTGGCAGGAGAAGCGGGTGTTGTTACGAGCAAGCTTTTGATTGCTTGGCCGTTAGGGTTAGCAAGCATGATCCAACCACCATCCACAGAAAGGCTCGTCGGTGTGGGGGTTGCTACGATCCCATCAGACAGTTTTACCGTTACGTCGGTAGCCTCTGACTTGGCAAAGATAAACTTAGGGGCGCCCACAGTATCTACCAAGATGGGGAAGTCGGTCGTACTAGCCGCAATCTGGACTGTCTTGATCGATGCTTCTGTATAGGCGAGCGTGAACGACAAGGGCTCGCGACAAGGCACGGCCCCGTCGGGGGTTGTATCGCCGTAGGTCAGCGTGGCCGAAACTGTTAAATTGGGCATCAGAGTCTCCTAGCTGTGGCTATTTTAGTGTATTTGAACGGCTTTAACAGTCAGGTAACGTTGAAGACGGCTGCATTTTAGTATCGAATACGGGCGTCGGGGCTACGGTAGCTGGCACAACGATCACAGTAGCGTCCACTGCTGGCGCACCAGTACCGGCTGGGGGGGTAGACCCTGGCGCGTCGGAGGGTGTCATTCGTTCGTTGAAAACTACGCCGGTTCTGCCTATGGTAGGCGTTCCGAGAACGTCTAATGCTTTGTTGATTGGGTTCGCTTCGGACGACCCGAAAAGTAAGTCCATGAGCGCAACGAATCCTGCTAATTGGGGTAAATTGGGGGCGCCTGCAACTAGCACAAACCCTGCCGTTAAGTCGCCACCCGAAAAAGGGGGCCTGTGCGTTTCTTCAGGATTGGACATGCGCACAGCAAGCTCAGAGGTCCAAGCTAGGATGCCTCCGGTTTTAACACTGAAACTTGTCGTGTAAATACCGCCTACGTCAGCATTTGCTAAATCATTTAGTAGTGCACGCAGGCGCGCGAGGTCGGCGTTTATCAGTTCTGCTTGCTCTACGAGTTGCTTTATTTGCTGTACGGTTTGTTTAAGCATCTGCGCGATGCCGCTGTTTGAAGCGCTGCGTGTTAACAATCCTTCTAGTAGCAGTTTCAGTTTACTTACAAGGTCTTGGAGTAGGGGGAACATCTGCGCGAGCGACGCGGTAGCGTACCAATCAGGAGGTACACCGCCACGGGAGCTACCCGGACGGGCATTGTAGAAAACACGTACCACGTTGGAGAAATTGCTCATAGGCTGGACGACACCGTCGATGGTGTACCGGATGGCCAGTGCATAGTAATAGGCCACGCCTATTTTTAAGGTACTGTCTTTATCTATATACCGTTTGATAAAGCCATCGTTGGTGAGACGCGCGATTACCTTGGTATCCGGGGTTGAAGGCAGATTGCCTTGAGACGCGGTAGGTTCTGCAGGAAATACTTTACCCCACGCGAACGCTTCTCTAAAGTTCGGTGTAGTGGAGCGAACCACGAATATTTCGCGTATATGCGCCTTTTCAAGGCTAAATAAAGGCTTTACCTGAAACAGGGGTAGCGGCGTCCAGTCTAATTGAACACCAATTCTACCTTCTGTCGGAATAGGCGCGATACGGTAGGTTAGATTGGGAGGCAGCGGTTGGCTGCCCGCGCCCATATCCGCACGTAATCCTAAATGTAAGAATTTGTTGATCAACGCTATAATCCGGTAGATATCCGTAAGGCTCTTTGACCCGAAAATAACACTTACGCCGGCAACGGCGTAATTCGACGGGAAGTCTGGTTTTGCAAAGTCTCCCGAATCTTGAATCGATTGAATAAGTGTGCGGTAATAGCCTTGATTACCTCCAACAGTGTATGCATTGGAGTTAATAAAACTGATAGTCTCCGGCGCGATAACCCCGTCTTTGATGACGGGGATAGATCCGCTTCGTAATAAGTCATTGTACGCAGGATTGACCGTCGTCGTATCGATGTTACCCGGCGGGATAGGATCCCCAATACCGAAGTACTGTTTCTGAATGGGGATCATAATGCCGTGTGCGGTAGTCTTACCGATCAAACCGTCTAAGAAAGCCTCTGCTTGGGCAATGGCTTCGCGGAGTACTGCTTCAATAGGGTCTTGCGAAGCTAGTCCCGCAACGGCTGCTGCGATTTCTAACGCAAGTTCTAGAACGGCGAGCGCATTGGTAACCGCATCTTGTGCCTTACCGGCCTGTAGCAGTGCATCCCGTACTGCTTTGGGGAGGAGGCGACCCGCGTCTAATTCATGCCAGCTATTTGCCATTTTGAGTATTTTTCATTGCTTGAAGTTGGGTTTCTAAGAGTACCTTAGCACGCGCAAGCTGCGCATTTACCGCATCGCGCTTAGCTAGTAACTTGGTCTCTTCGAGAAACACAAACAACCGAAGAATAGGCGGTTGGCGGGTCCAGGAGTTCTTGGGCATCCTGCCATAGTGCCTTGTGCGCACTCAAAAACCAACCATAAAAATGGTATAAATATATAGAGTTCAATTAGTTGGCTCTAAAAAAAGGAAGAACATATGGCATTGGAAGCTGTGGCACTCGTAGTGCCTGTTGCGATAGCTGCTATGACTGGCGCTGTCGTGATGGGCGCGTACACCTCACACTGCAACTCTGAGACCTACGCTGCGGACGTACAGTCTCGGAATAAGAATCGTAAGAAGAAGCGCAAGCTCGCGGAGCTCCAGCTCAGCGGGGAGACGCCCGCCGGGCGCAAGGCGCGGGAGCGCCGAGAAAAAGAGCTTGCGCGCGGTGTCCGTGCCGATGCCCTCGTCCAGCGATGGATGACAGAGGCGGCGTCGGAGATCGAGACTGAGCAGGACGCGGTATGGGACAAAGCCCTGGGGAGAGCTTACGATACTTATGAAAGTGAGTTCGAGGACGTGCCGGAAGCGTACCGAGAATCGGCACGCCGCGCCGCTGCTGTCCAACTTGCGGGCGAGATGGCCCTCGAAGAGCTCGTAGAGATGGAGGTTTCTAGGGCGCTCACTCTGGAGAACAAGCGTCTCTGTCGAATCGTCGACAAGTTCTGAGTCCGTATACGGATCTCCGAACGAAATACACATTTCGCTTTACCGCGGAGTGTGTATTCTTTAGGGGTACGTAAAATACCCCCTTTTAAGGGTATAATATAGTGTGAGGCATTTATAGCCTCGATTCAAAAGGAGAAGTTATGGGACTAACCGAAATGGTAGGGGTTGCAGTCGGCACTGCGGTTGCGATCAAGGTGGTTGACGTTGTGGTCAACAAGTTTACGGACGCTGCGCCGGACTACGACGCGGAGGCCAAGAAGCTGAAGAAGAAATTCAAAAAGAAAGCACAGAAGAAGATCCAGAAGGAGATCGCAGTGAGGGGACCGAAGATCGCGGAGGAGGTCAAGGCGAGTGTGATGGCCGCAGTGCAGCGGCGCTCCGGCACTGGACACCTGTCTCTGGTGCCCGCGCTTTCGGCATCGACGGATGACGGGTCCAACGACTTCGAATCAGAGATGCGCGCCGTCTACAAGAAGTGGAAGAAGTCGGTGAAGACGGGGACCGTGGACTCGGCGGAGCTTGCCGAAACCGCGGACGCTCCGGAAGTACCGGCGGAAACCACGGCAGCCCCCGAGCTCGTGGCCTTTCGCGCAGAGATGCGTCGTGAGATGAGCCGCGCCTTGGAGCGGCAGGCGAAAGACCTGCACCGCCAGATCCGCAAGGAGCTGGAGCCGCTCCAACAGTTGTTGTTGCAGTTGAACCCCGCGATCAACGCGGGGTAGTATTTCTAGACGGAGTACAACTCGGTTGAGAAAGCACTAACGTGCTTTTTCCCTTTAGCCCTGAGAGGATTTGTGCGCCATACACGTATGCGGACGAAGCAGTATACCGAAGTAGAAAAATTATTGTGCAGAACAGCGCATGACCTGATGGACGGTATTATACGCGCAGCGGTCGATATACTTTTGGCCGATACTGAATTTGTCTATGCGTTACGGACGTTGGATGCAGAACCCGAGTCGAATACATCCCACATAGATTTTGACTATCACGCGATGGCCGAAGCGTATGTCCGTAAGGGGGCGCAAGGGGTATATACGTACCTTCGTACGGAAGGAGTCACTATGGATGCGTCTTTCATCTTCACGGACGTGTTCTTGCCCGAATGGGAGCGCAGGGGTCTTGCGTGCGACTGAGGCGCTAGATATCGCGTTTTTACTTTGCAAAACTATAAGCGTCGCGTATTAAGGCAGGATGCCTACTGACCAAGTTCAATGTCCGCATTGTTACTCAAAAGAACTGCGCATCGTTGGGTGTTATGTGTATTCCCAACAGGGAGCACCTTACTCCGATGACTTTTCTTTTTTAGATTTGAAGCACGAGGATACTTTTGAATCACAGAAGATGTTCCGCTGTGAGAGCTGTCAGAAGCACGTCACGCAAGTAGAAGCTAATACGGCAGCGGCGTTTGCAGAACCTGCGACGCGATGGGAAAAGTCCATGACGGGGCGAGTCGTTCCCGTAATCTGTCCTATCTGTAAAAACAGAACTAATTTTGTACGGGAGCAACTCGCTCTATCTGAGCAGATACACAACGTCATGGTAGGCGGTATGGACGTGGAAGTTCTGGATCTCTTAACGGAGGACCTACGTGAAACAGTAACGCTCAACTACCGCTGTGGTCTCGAAGAGTGTCCCGGAATCGTTCAGGTCAATGAAGACACATTTAAAGTGTCACCCCTGTAGTCAGACTTTTCATTAGCAGTATTGAAGGGGAAAGTGTCGGCGTGAAAGGTACTACGGGAATACCGCTTGCGCCTACCACTGGGATGCCTGCTGCGACGGCTGTGCCGTTTTCGATATGTACGTGGAGATCTAGCATTGTGTAGAGCATACGTAAGTGTGCTTCGAGTTGTTCGTATTTAACAAGATGACTGACGAGTACGTTTCCACCAAGTATAACGGAATCAGGGAGCATATTCGTGGATAATACGGCCTGTCGCGTGTTGGATTCGAGCACACCTAGAGGGCTAGTGACGCTGAAATTACCTCCTAAGAGAGATGAAAATTTCATATCTCCTGCGTAGGTCTGCATATCAAAGGCACTGAGCGGATCAGGCGACAAAGGCCCGCCTATTTTCACGACCCAATTGCCGGATGTGATGTCATACACCATGGCGTCCCCTGGGATAGGGCTGCCTTGTACTGATACGTACATATGTCGTCCCGCAGACATTGCATGGTCGCGCAATGCTTGACTTCGTATATCATTACCTGCGGTAGTCTCGTGATCAACGTACGCGTGGTTACCTGCGCTACCTTTCACGGTCTCTGTGGAGTTACCCGTGATTGTTGTGGTTTTATTACCCCCAACGCTGGAGACTTTGTCTCCGGTATTTTCTTCGGCGCTGGTTCCTCCGTTCTGAGAACCGGAATTTATGCTGACTCCATTAAGTCCGAAGATTTCACACTGGCCATCGGAATTTACGTGGAACTTGAATAGTGTCTGGTTTTGAGGTGTGCACAATTCAAAATTGAACACATCCCCAATGGCACCCATATCTAGTTTGATTGTCCAGCGTTCCTCATCAGGACCCGACTCCGTACGCTGGTCCGATGCACCCCGAAACGTATAATTGATACTGCCATTATCGTTATGGGTTTCAGAGAAACCCATATCGGTAATGTGCCGATGATTTCGAGATATAATCTCGGTCGTATCGTCTACTTGGTGTGTACGGAACTGCGACAATGAGCTCGAACGCATAACGTTCACGCCGCCTGCGAGGACGCCTACGGAATTTCCATCCGGACCGACATGCGCCCAGTCACCGGGTATTAAGTCTTTAGGCTCGGCTCTAAGCCGGTAATTCCCAGGTGTCTGCGTACTAGCTTGGTTTAAACCATTACCTCCCACACCTTCGATGCCAGTGATCGAATGATTCGCACCATCGCTGGGTACTCCTGCAGGGTGTGTTAAAATACCCATGATAAAAGGCGCACCGTAATCGTTGTTAATCAGTACCTCAGTACCTACTTCTAAATGCGCAACGTCGCCCGGCGACGAACGCATACGCGGCAGGGTAACTGTACGTCCAGTGCTAGTAAGCACTGTCGCCATGTACGTATCGCAGAAATAAGCGACAACTGTGCCGGTCTCGCCGTGTTTGGCTTTATCGCCTATCCCTCCGCGAGAGGCGGTAGGGTTGGGGAGATCGGCGCGCGTATTAATTCGTATGGGCTGCGGCGGCAGTTCCGGCGGCTTTTGCATGCCCTACGATAAACTATCTGGAGCGATAGTGGTACGGATCATCTGAGGTGGGTACGTTCGTTTTATCTACAAGAGCCCCCGTTGCACCAATACCCGCGAGCGTACCGAGGCCTGTACTCGCCGTAGACACTCCGGTACGTGCAAGTAGTCCCGGATTCTCGGCGGCATGCATGTAAGGGGCTGCTGCGGAGCCCAATCCCGCCCCTAGACCACCAAGGGCAGCGCCATACATAACGCCATGCCCTTTTCTATTTTCAGGAGCCAGGACATAACCCGCAAGACCCCCAACACCCGCACCACCGAGCATAGCACCAAACACGCCCAGTTTAATCTGAGCGTGTCTGCGGCCGTGCGTATAGGCGGGGGTGTTAGGCACTTACAAAGTTCGTGGGAATGCCGTTACTAAAGTCACCGATTGTGTTCTCAGTGAGGCTTCCCGAATTGGCGGCGGTGGACAGATCCGGGTCTACGAAGCCTGCAATTGCATCCAGGGTACTCCGGGGAACTTGACCAGTGGCCGACACGCTCGCAACACTGTACGGCATGAGACGGTCAAACATGAAAGAGACCTGTTCAGCAATCATATTAGCACCGGCTTGAATGCTAATATTGTAAGACTGAATCATGGTTAATTCGGCGTAAAAGCCGCCCACAACGTCATGGGCCTTGGTACGGAAGACGGCGGCAAGACCAAAGGGGATGTAGTAAAGTTCAGAGTCCAGGTTGATGTAGAACTGTGACGTCGTATGATCCGCCGGTTTGTCATCGAATGCGCCGACGTTTATATCACTTGACTGTGCGTTATGGTAAAGGACGCGGAGTAGATTGCGTCCATTGACGAACAGACGCGCAATACTGCCGTTACCCTGCGCTTTGCCGCTCACGAAGAACGAGCGCCCTGAACCGATCGCCATTACAGGCGTTGTCGATTTTACTTGACTGATGTTTAAATTCTGCATCATGCCAATAGCAAGTAGGGACCCCGAGCCTGTGGTATCGCTCCCCTGAGCTCCGGTGCTACGTGAGGGCCCTGCCAACACCAGCGTGTCATCAGGATGGGCCGACGTATATGCGGCGTTATCCATCACGCGTTCCACGTACGTGTCTTGGAACTTCCATGTGGTTAAATTACGTGCAATACCGATAGGCATGTGGGGCTCCTCGCTACCTATGATAGCTTGGGATCTTTGTTAAATCGATGGGCTTGAGTAGAGAAGAGACTGAGCCGCCTTTAAAACCTTGGGGCTGAGAGTAGACCGAAGGCGTATTGGGCGCAAAAGTAGGGGGTTTGGGTATCGACGGGGCAGGCGGCGGCGGTTCCGGCTCAGAAGCACTTGGAAGAAGCGCCATGGGCAGAGCCATCTCGGCGCCCAGCTGACCGATGCCACCTATCGTTTTGTGGCGGGCAATTTGTCTGTCTAAGCCATCGGTCTTACCAAAGGAGCCTTTGAGGGCGTCCCATGTGCCCATGCCTTTTACTTTTTTAGCCATTTCGGGACGGGCCATGCCGTGCTGCTTAGCGAGGCCTGACATGTTAATGCCGCGCATATTACGTACTGCGCCGCCTGCTGCACCAGATATCCCGCCGAACACCGCACCTGATGCAGCACCGGATCCAAAACCCTGCATAAAGCCGGCAGCACCTTGTCCGGGGTCTGCAGTATACGCACCAATACCTCCCTCCAAAGCACCTCCGATAAGGCTGTTGCTAATAGCCTCTCGAATAGCGTTTCGAGGTACTCCGCGCATAGTGCGCGCGAAGGTCGCGGCGTGCTCCGGACTCAATAGTTTATTTCCCCCTGCAATAATACCGCGCTCTAGGCCGGTCGCTGCGGGGTGAAATGGACGGGCAAGGCTTGTAGGGGTCAGACCGCTAAACGCACGCCCGGCTAAACGTGGAAGCGTACGCGTCAAAAAACCAAAGATAGCCACCTTTTGGAAAGGGGCTACGAAGGTTTTTGGTATCGTAGGTTCCGCGTGAAACCGGGTCATTATGCCACGAGGTGTAAGCCGATGACATTCAAAGGCTTGGGGAGGTCTACTTCAATATAGACTTCGACACGATCTGCCGATGCCGGAGACACCGCTACCGATGTGATTGTAGCAGAGTTCAGCGGAGCGCCGATCTTTGCAACACGGCGGAGTTTAAGATTCTCCGTTCCCGTGTTGAGGGCCTGGCGGATAAAGCCAAGTGTGTCTGTATTGACGTTCCATACGCCAAGGAACGGCTCCAGGATTCCAAGGTAGAACAACGATACGAAATCGAAGTTTTTTACGATGGAATACTCACCCGACTGCAACGTCGAGGGATCCGTGGTCAATTGGTGAATGCTGTAGGGCAGGGCCGTAGGCGCGTTCTGAGCGAATACATACCAGCCACCATCCGACAGATCCGTGAGTTGCTTCTCGGAGAAGTAATCACTGGAGTGTGAGATAAGGCTGATACCCGCACAGCCAAGGCGGCTAAAGCCCTGATGGCTGGGAAGGCCTGCGGTCATACCGCCTACGACGGCACTCAAGTAGTAACCGGGTTGCGGGTCGGCGGCGGCAGCGCTGCCATCGGAATTCGGCGTCTTCGAACCATCGACCAAGCCGGATACTGTTACGAGGTCAGGCCACACGAGGATGGCACGGCGCGAGTTCAGGCTTTGCGCATTCGTGACCAATTGAGCGACCTGCTGGTCCTTGCTCAGATTACGAATTACGCGATAGCGGATAGAACCCTGCGTGACCAGAGTGCCAGTGCCCAGACGATTATCTAGGTGCGGGAGCTCGCTCTCGATAGTCGAGGTGTTATTGACGTAAGACCCCGAAGCAATATTTGCGATTTGTAAACGCTGCTCGCTGAGGATTTGATCTACCACGAATTGCTTGGTGTTCGTGCTGAACGACCCGTTAGGGTTGCTAGGCACTTCGATAATATCACCCGCAAGCACGCCCGCAGTGATGAACGTCGCGTTCGAATCGAAGAGTTTGATGAACACCGCATCGAGTGCAGCAGTAGATGTGAGCGCGTCAATACCGGCAGTACCCGTCGAAAGTGCCGCCGATGCGAAGGCTACTTGCGCAGTTGCTCCCGACGAAGTTGAGGCGACGAGATTGATCGACCCCGAGAACGACGTAGTTACGCCTGCACCGGTATTAATCGCGTCTACCAATTCTTGCGAAGAAATGTTGGTAGACGTGAAGTCACCGTTCACGATTGTCGAAACGCCAGCTACTTCGACGATGCTAAAGATCCCATTCGCAGTCGTACCGTTCTGTACGAGTGCAATGGTGCGCGCACCCGGTGTAATACCTGCGACGCGGGATTTGAATGTGGTCGCAGCAGCCGTCAGGGACGCCCGGTTATCGACGAGGGCGATAATCGTAGCGCCCGTCGAAGGACGCGTAACCGTGTAATTGACGCCTTCGGCAGCCACGACGGCAACCGCAGCGGTAGCTTCGTTTACTTCGACAGATGTCGCGCTGTTGATATGCGCAATCGTGTACGTACCATCAAGCGGTGCGACGTTTTCGCTCGCCGACAAAACGAGTTTGTCACCCGGCCTGAGGTTGCTAGTGAGCGCGTTAAAGGGCGACGCCAGCGTGATGTTTTTTACGCCACCGCCGGGGAGCGCACCTGTAAGTTGCTCCGCAGTGGCATCCGTATTCTGATCTACGACAGTCTTCTGTGCAGTCAGAGCACCCGAACCGATAACCACCCGCAGTTTCTGCGGCACGCCTGTATTCAGCGCTGCGGTCGGATCTGCGAGCGTGTCGTTTTCAACCTTGAAGGCTGCAGTGACAGTGATGTCCGAAGTAAGAGGGACAATCGCATAAATGCTGTCGTCGGTGGAGATCGCATCCTTGGCTAAATTGTAGCCCGTGAGATCATCCGAGACTACGCCGTAAAATTGAACAGGAGCTTGGCCGGCGTTTTGTTTAGCAACGTAAACCGCCGCAGCCAGCGGGTTGCGGCTGTCAATTGGCCCGAGTTTGGTCGTGATATCTGTGGTCGAATTGACGCTATCAAGCGACTGCAAGTCGGTGCGATACGCGCGTGACGCGACGTAAACGCGAGCGTACATAACGAGACGAGGCGTGGTGCCGACAACACACGTAACTCCACCCAGGATTTGGATTTCGTTGGATTGACGGTACGTCGGAAGGACTACAAACGCGCTGTCAATCAACTGATTGGTCAGGCGGCGTTCGACGCGGTAATTGAGGGAGGCACCGTTGGTGGCCGTGAAATTACGAGACAGCCGAAGTCCTGTCTCACCTGCCAGACTCACGATCGTGAGAATGAGGCTCGGGGTCACCGTTGTGGGGTCGTCAACGATTACGACGTCGCCTGCTTGCACACCTGTGGTCGCGAACGTAGCGCCCGCTGAGGTCAGCAAATTGTCATTGATGGTGCATGTACCGTCGGTACCGCTGATCATCTTGACGCGTACTTCATCGAAGTACACTTTTACCGACGCCGGATCAACCCAGCCGCCTGCAGGCAGGCCAGGCGGAGCAGCTAGCGTAATCGCAGCAACGTTCGCGACCGGAGGTACGTAGCTCACACCTGCCTGGAGCGTGCCATACGCCGATACTTCGATATTTACCTTGTCTGTAAGGTAATCTTGGATTGCGTAAGCCGGTCCGACGATGACGCAGTTAAGATCGGGCGTCGTGGGTGTCGCGGACAGCGTCGCAAACTCTTGAAAAAGTAGAACAATCGGTCGTACCATTGTCTAGCTCCGGCTTGCTCAATAAAAGCAGCGTATTTGTGTGGGATTATAGGGAATCTAGGATTCTCCTACAAGCAACGGGGTTTTTACTACTTAAGCACTAGTTTCGCGTCATCCCAGCCCTTTTTTTGTAAGCGGGCTGCATCCTTGGGAAGGAATTCCAGGGAATTAACTTCGAGATCCACATCGGGGTGGATAATGTTTAGCGCGACGTATCGCGCTTTCGTGGCGTGGCCTGCCTGGACCAACGAATTTATGAAGAGCGTACGCTCAATGTCGATCCATGTCAGTCGGTTGACCATTAGGTCGATAACATGTAGCCCTAGATGGATGGCGGTCAGGTCGCGCGTCTTAGGGTACGTTAAATACATGGGATAACATATGACAACGTCGATATTCGTCGCACCGGCCTCAATAGCTGCCTTGATGGGTGTGACTGTCTGTACTCCGCCGTCAACAGCTAAGCTGCCATCTAGTTCAACTCCCTCAAAGAAGGGCGCGAACGCGGCAGATGCCATGATGGCTTTTAGGAGATCAGGGTGTTTTTCCGTATAGACGTTGTAGTTACTAATTCCAGAAGTGTTTAACGCGGTGGGTTGGATGTGCGTAGCCCCAATACGTACTTGACGTCCGCTATCGCGGATGCGGTGCACATCTATGTGTGTACTAATGAGCTTGCGCAAAGGCGCGCTATTGTAAAAACTGGACCGGTTAAACAGGCCCGCTAACACCCCCCAGGGGTGCCAGCGTGTATAGACATCCGCCGTGGTTAAACGCTCGAAGAGCTCGGCCAATCTGTCAATCGCGAATGTTTCCTGACCGTAAGGATATTGTGCGATATAACTGCCGATAATGGCGCCTATGCTCGTGCCGCAAATTATTTGGTGTTTTACGGCGTGTTCCTTGTATAAATACCGTAGTGCACCGATATGGTATTGTCCCCGTGATCCACCGCTGCTTAAAACTAGGGCGCGCATTACGGGCCTTTCAGGGACTAGGTAGCTGCGTAAAAATCTACCGTAAGTACATCGCCAGCTTTAGGCGCATATACCATGGTGATTGTATTAAAGCCTGCGAGCGGTACCGACTCAGAAACATTGTAGTCGTTACCAATGCCATCTCTTTGACGTACACCATTTACGTAGAAAATTTCTCGCTCAGGGATTGTGTGCATAAACGGAATCGCAGTCTGAAAAACTGTGTTGATACCGTTTATCGGCCCTGTAAGGGGCTGATTTATTAGAAGGTATACCGTAGTTCCAGGCGCTCCGGGCGGGCCAGGGATGCCTGCGGGCCCCGGAGGTCCCGGGGGACCCACAATACTTACACGACTGGGAGGTAGATCGACGCACGGGGCGTGCGCGGCGGGGTCGAATAACTCTCCGCGCCGCAACGAGTTAATAGTTACATCGACGAAATGGTCACTAGCGTCGTTATTGTGAAAGGTGACGCGTTGCGCGATTTGCTGTAGTAAGGGCGCAATCGGGACCTGGCTCCATCGAATCCAGAATTGGACCTGGAACTCGATGGTTGTTGTCCACTTAGTCTGGTCACGCGAAAATGGTTGCGTCTGGCTTAACGACGGGTGGGACATGTCGTAAAAGCCAAATTCACGCTGTATTACGTCTTGCGATGCGAGGAGCATGTACTGGATAATGTCGCCGAGTACCGCGCTCTCACCTTCATCGTTCGATACACATTCAATCGACAATACGGCGGTGGTCAGTGCGCCGAAAGCCTCTAAGTGATCAGGTAGCCGAACGCCAACACGATCACCCACCATGATCTTACCGGGGACGGTCTGTAGACGCGTTACATATACTGCGGGAACCTGATTCCGAGACTCTACTTCTTCGTTGTAGCCCGCCTCAATAAGTATGGAGGTCGTGGTTAAATCAGGATCCCAGATTAAACCGATACCCGCATCAGCGCGAAAGCGCTCACGGATGATTTCTAAGAATACGCCCTGAATAGCAAGCGGTGACCCCGCGGCTATTTTTAACGGATCCTGTACGAACTGTTTGGGCCTTACGAGGCTGTGCTCATGTCCTGCCACAGGGACCTCGCTAGGGTGCTCGGCGCATAGAATTTAGCACAGTTTGCCGAAACACGTCTGTACCGCTAATCTGGACTTTCTCGTTTAGCTGTTGTAGCAAGGGGGCAATCGGGACCTGAGTCCAATGAATCCAGAATTCGATAGAAAAACTAATCGGGGTCATCCAATGCGTTTGGTCTTCTGACTGAGGGGTTACTTGCCCGAGTATTGGGTGCGTGAAGTTATGTAACCCGAATGCTTTTTGGATCACATCCTGTGATGCAAGAATCATAAATTGGACGATATCACCGAGTACGGTGCTTTCACCTTCGTCGCTGCTAACACACTCTAACTGCATATCGACGCGCATAAGCGCTTTGAATAATTCTTTGTGGTCCGGAAGATTGACCTCTGCACGGTCACCTACAGCCATTTTTGTAGGCGTTGACTGCAGTCTGGTTACGTAAACGGCTGGCGCTTGATTGCGCGTATTGATCTCTTCGTTTAGGCTAGTTTCAATGAGTATTTTTGTAAGCGTGGGATCTGGATCCCAATACCATTCAAGACCTGCGTCAGGCCTGAAGCGTTCACGTATAATTTCAAGGAAAATACCTTGAATAGCCAATGCAGACCCTGCAGCCACCTTAAGGTGGTCTTGCGGAGTGCGTGGCCGTACTGCACGTGTTTCATTACCGGCCATTAGTAGATTACCGGCGCGGTGTCAGCATTTACAGGAATTCGATATTCGATCGAATCCTGGGCCAATTGGCTAACAACGAGGGATTGATGAACTGTATTACGTTGTAGCTCTGTTTGAGCTTGTTGTTGCACGATGAATCGTTGATTCTGCTTCTTGTCTACGAGAATATCCAAGGGATCTACGTTTGGATAATCGGAGCATAGAAAACGGACCTTCGTTACATCACTCAAACCCTGCGGCGTAAGATCCGTATTCGAATTGGGCGCGCAGAAGCGTCCACGTATGAGTACAGGATTCTCAAAGCCCCCTTCAAGACCTACGCCGTAACAAACAGGACACTTACTATTTGTTACTTTTTTCGTGAGTACATCGAAGCATTTGCGGCACCGAATGCCCCAATGTTTTCGCTTTAAAACGTATGTGTCGGTACCGTTAAACTTGAAACCAATCGATAGATCGCGAAGCATTTTACGCTGTAACCGAGCCCTGCGCGGTGATAGCGTATTTTGTAAATCTAGGACGTGTTGTGCAGTATCACCGTTGCTTGCGGTGGCCGTTATTCGGTAATAGTATGAACGCGTAATCGACAAATAATTGATGTTTTCACGTGTCGCACCCGCGGGCGGTATCGGGGTACCTCTGAACTTATCGAAGAAGTAGAATCCTTTTAGCCCGTCAATAACTACGTCAAATGGACCTTCAGGTGCTGCGGCATGTTCGAGTTTGAACGTGAGCTCGGCAGAAGGCGCTTCGTGTACATCCCATTGTACGAACACGCCGTGATCTTTAGGATCTCGGAGAACGGGCACGGTGCGTGTAATTGTGACTCGCATTAGACACCTGGATCAGCAGGAGCCGCAGCATCGTTTCCATCTAGGACGCGTGTGTTCATTTCTTGGTCGTTGAAGCGGAACATACGGTCTACACGATCCGACGGCGACATGGGGTTGCCTTCAATCTGCCGGAGACCCACTAAACTAGAAGCGGGGAATCCTAGGTAGTCTCCAGGGACTTGGTCATGGTGAGGACCCTGTGCGTTCCGGTTCCAGTCATAAATACCATCGAAATTAGCTGTGGAACCTATTTTCTTGGTACGACTGTGCAGCGTTTTAAACGCCCTATTTCTGAACGCAGCGTATGGCAGGGTGCTCAGAGCGCGAAAGAATTTGGGATCCGAATAATGCGCTAAGAAGGCCTGCTTTGCTTGTGCAGCCGACGCAAAGCCCAGCATTACTTTTTGTTCATCCGCATCCTTGAAATCAGGACCCTTATTGGTTGTAATGATGTAGACGCTCTCAGCGTCTTCGTCAGGACCTACAAAGCAATCAATGTGTTCACCGTCCATGCCTTGGGTGCCACGGATATACCCATAGGGGTATTGCATCAACGTTTTACCTTCGCGACCGGTATGGGGGTCATGCCACTGCCGGTGGGACCCCGTATCCGTTTCAACGGAGATATCCAGGTCTCTAAAGGTTGTGCGTCGAGCGAGACGCTGTGCCCGTGCGGTTTTGCTTTGATCCGAACCAACAGAGAACTCGTTCGTTTCGTCATTGGAATCAATGCGCATCTGGCGCTGCATTTCACTGAACGCAGACCCCGCTTGATCTCGCGGGTCCCCTGTAGTGAGCGGGTGTAGCCGCCCATCGTTGCCCGTAGCACTTTGCAGTGTGGATAGCCGAGCGTCGCCCATAGCAAGGTTCGCTGCGTATTTAATACGCATAGGAAACTTGCTGTAGTACACAAGGTCCATCACATACCTGACGTAGTGCGCGATGCGCTAGGTGCCGCAGGCGGGGAAATGGATGGCATCGAGGGCATGCCAACGCTGGGGCTAATAGACGCAGAGCCTGAGATATTACCGACGCTCCCTGCGGTCGGTGCGGGCGTCATGGATTTGCTTCCGGCGCTGCTAATCGCCTGGTTTGCTAGCGGTGCTCGGGAATTAATGCTGGTATGCATTGTTCCGGCACGTGCGTTTTGGCCTATGCCTTTAACGCTCATCGGGCTCGGCAATTTGGGTAATGCGCCCATGTTGCGGCCCATATTTGCAGCGCCTGAAATACCCGCTTTAGCGTTTAGTCCTGTGGGGAAAGCGAGCTTAGGCCCATGAGGCTGAGTCATTGCAGCTTCAGGTCCGTAGCTTTGATCAAGCAACCTATTTGTCTCAAAACCACGTGCCACGCTATCGCTGTTGCGTTGATCGCGGTCGACTTTATCGGCGTTGGCGTCGTACGAACCCGCACCGTACGGACCGCTTGGGTCGCCGTAACCCCCGTCATTTTCAGACGCCTCTTTACTTGGGGACGGCATGCCAATACCGGATTCTTCCCCGGTCATGAACGCTTCATCGTCCATGTTCTTCCAGAGAAGTTGTTTCTTATTGTCGGCGAAAGTCGAGTCGCGGACGTCTGTAGGCGCATAGGGCGCGGGCCCTGCTTCCATACCCAGCTTAGTCAAGGCAACATGACATCCGTGAGTGTAATAGCTAGACATGGAACTCACTTGTGGTGGAAGCGACTTACGTTTGTGTAGCCTGAGCTCACGTAACCATAAACGCTCTCAAGATTGTTTTGAATCTTAATTTGTTGCACTAGCTGGGACCACTCGGCGTCCAATACCTGTGAGAACTGGATATACAGAGGGTATTTATCGTCGATACCAATGGGAGCGATGTCGCCGTCTTGGTACGTAGCTTGATTTCGCAGCTGTAAGAACGCGCTGCTTTTAATGAGATATGCTGATACACCTAGGAGTAAAACGTACTGCATGTGGGAGGGCCACGACTGCGGTAGTAGCCCGGATTGCGGTGTTATCGAGTTGTACCTAGACGTAACCATTTCGATACCCTGATTGATATCGTCCTGGGTGTAGTCGACAGCATCTAAAAGAATGTTGTGATCCGGACGGTCACGCATGAAGCGCCGTACTTGATCTACCGTGAGAATCACAGGCGTAGCTGGGGTACCGACTACAGGCATAGACTCCTCACACGGTGACTTCGATAGTATCAGGACCGTACTCGTTTACCTTATGATAAACGATCGTGTACGTCTCACCAGGCTCTACAAATACAGGGTTAACCCAAGTACCTGCAGCACTAGTAATCGTAGTGCCCACCGCTTTGGCGAAATTACGTAGGTCGTAGTCGATCTTTTTGTAAACGCGAATGTCCGCGTTACCGATAGGCGTGCCACCGTCTGTCACGTACGTAAGATTGTTTTGTCCGTTCGTATGTTCGTGTAGTGCCAGGAAATGTAACGTCGGAGTAATTACCGGGTCATTACCCGCTTTAAACGGTGTGGGGGCCGTGTCTTCTGCGACATTACCGTACCGGTCTAATACCCGTATCCGGTAATAGCGGTAGCTGATCTCGACGTCATTGTAGAAGAAATAGGCCCCTGTGGAGTTCCAGTTCGTTCCGGGGATTTGATGTAAGATCTGGGCTAAAAGCGTGTAGGAGCCATCACGCCCTTCGTCGCTTTTAATGATCTCGTACGCAATTACGTTTGGGGACCCTGAGGGTAGCCATTTAATCTGTTGTGTCGCCATAATGAAAAAGCGCGCTACATCAACAGATGTGCGCGCTCCTCCGTTCCTTAGAGGTTAAGGTTAACGACGCCGACGCTTTACTTCGAATCCTTTACCGTCGTCGTTGCTGGTAGAAGAAGCGTCGTCAGCGGACACGGCGTCCGATGCGAGTTCTTCTGACGCGGGCACTTCGGCGGCTACTTCAGGTTCGGGTTCCACGATGGCGGGGGCGGGCGGTGCTTCAGGCACAATTGCTGCTGGTTCTACTACAGCCGGAGCAGGCGTAAAATCAGGAGCAATCTTTACCACTTCGACAGTAGGCGCTGCAGCAGGAGCGAGGACTGCACCGTTTCCGGCAACCTCTACAAGTAGAAGTTGGTCCCTGTACGCCTTAACCAAGGGGTGATTAAACACCTCGGATGTAACACAGCGCGTTGACAGGGCTGGCGGCCTGAAAATCAGGGCCTGACCTGCGTAATCCTTGAGTTGTGGAACCTCAAGAATACAGGGACGGTCTATTTTTAACCAGTGCAGTCCCATCATGCTCACGCGATGTCGCAGCGAGTGATCGACGCGGTGTTACCGATGCCGATGCCCGGAGCAGCATAGCTGTGGAAGAAGATCATGTCCGCTTCCTGCTTGATGAACAGGGTCGCGTCCTGCAGCAGGAAGAAGTTACCCAGGTAGTTCTCGGGACCGAAGGTCCAGACCGAGTGGGTCGCACCGGCCTGCGCCGTAAGGATGTCTGTCTTGATGGTGGTCACGACAGGCAGACCCCAAAGACGCTCTTCCTTCTCAATACCATCACGGTAGTGAGCCGAGGCCACGTCGTTACCAACGTCGGTCGCGGGGAGGTCAAGCGCCTCGTAGTACGTGTACTTGGTCATCAGGACCTTGCCGATCGGGATGCGACGGCTGACCAAGTTCTGGAACATGCCCTTGAAGGCAGCCGCATTGAACGAAGCCGCAGTCGTGACCTGCGTCGGGTTGCTCGTGAGGATCGAGTTGATCGTGTTGATGAACTTGCTGTCCTCTTGGTCAGCCATGTCCTTCACAGAGTTATCCGAAAGAATCTTACGGATATCGTTCTGGTAGGTCATGAGCTCGAACTTGCTCTTGCGGAAGCGTTGCGACTCGGTCTTACCGAAGTGCACAGCGTAACGCGGGCCGCGGAAGAGCGTACGAACGCCAGTGCCGTAGAAGGGCACGAACGTCGCGATGGAGTCGGGCTCCTTCTCGACGATTTTCTTCGGCTGGTCCGTGTTCTCATCACGGTCGATCTCATCGTCCGCAAGAAGAACCGGGGGAAGAATTTCGCGCACGAACGCCTCTTGGCGCATCTTGGTGCGAATGAAAGCCGAACCTTCTTCGGTGGCTTCCTTAACCCGACCCTGTTCGAGCTTGCGAACAAAGTTAGAGTTGATGAACTGGGCCGAGACCTTCTCAGTCTCTGTGCGATATGCGTTAGACATTTAATTTAGCTCCGTGTCCAGAATTAGGGGGCGGTTAATTACAAGGACTCAGATGTCCAGCTCGACGACGATGGTGCCGTCCGTAGCTACGTTGTTCGCAAGCACGCTGCCAATGACATGCGTAGTTGCGGCAGCGCCGGCATCGCTAAGGAGTCCGTTGCTGTAAGTAACCTTGCCCGTAATGGGGAAGGACTGGGCAGTGTTGAGCTTGTCAGTCTTGATGGTCAGTTTGCCGCGAAGACAAACAACCTTCTCCACGAACTGCGTGGACGTATCGACGCCGTTGCCTTCAAGCACGACGTAAACCTGGGGCGGCTGGGCAGTGCCGAGCGCAACGCTGGCAGGCGAAGTAGCAACGTTCACATCGCCGTTCGTATCCGCAACTACGATGTAGCCGGGAAGAAGGGTGACGGGAACGTTTGCAATCTTGAGGGGCGGCAATGACTGATCAACGCCAGCATCGCCACCAGGCTCCCAGCCGCGGAGAACGTCAAACTTATCATTGAGACTTGCCATGGGAATTTATCTCCTGCGCCTTAATCGTTGATGAGGAAGTCAAGGAATCGTTTCTCTGCGTTTTCCGCGGCTTCCTTGACTGTCCTTGGAGCCGGGGTGTCGTCTGCATCCGCCGGCTTCCCTAGGGCATCCGGAGACTCTGTATTATTTTTGGCAACCTTGAGTAAATGATCAAGGGTTGTCGGGTCTAAACTTGCTAATTTCAGCTTAAACTCGTTGGGAAGGGCCTCGCCCGTCGAAACAGAGTAATTCTGAGCAAGCTTCTCGACACGCTCATTACGCGCCGACTGTTCAGCCGCAGTTTTCTGCGACTCTACGTCGTCTACGTATTCGGCGACCGCATCGAGCAAGTCCGCAATTTTCGCCCTATCGTACTGGCTCATTTGAAACCCTCGGTGAGATGCTTGAGGCCGGTCGCGGCGTTTAGCATCTGAGCGGCCTTCACCAAACGAACCTTCTTCGAGTGTTCGTTGTGTGTCTTTAATTGCGCAGCGATCTTACGAATTTCACTCGCTGCTTTCAACCCCGGGGGAATTCCTTGGTCATCCTTTTCAGGCTGACCGTGGTGCGGGGGCTTTTCTTCGTGCTCTTGATGCGAAGCAGGCGGCGGAGCGCCCATGGCACCGGGAGGCATGCCGGAGGCAGCTTCGGGGTCCATCCCAGGATGTGCGCCCGAAGGCAGCATTTCGGGAGAAGGCATGTCCCCGTCGGGAGCCCCTGCAGCACCTGCCGCAAGCTCTTGTCCTTCAGGACCGCCCGCACCTTGTTCAAGCAATTGCTGCAATAACTCGGGATTGGCTTCGAGTTCTTGCATTAATTGCATTACTTCGGGATCTTGCATAAGCGCGGCCATATCAGCCTCGCCTACGTCGTCGTCAGGGCCTGCTTCGCGTAAATCAGCGGCAAGCTTCCGTAATTCACGGGCAACAGGCACGTAATTACGTATAGGTGCCTGAGCAGATGCAGTCTTGGCGCGTGTTTCCGTACGTACGGACTCAAGCACCTGATCTGCCAGCTCACCGATGTTTACGAAGCGGCTCATTTGCTGCTACGCGCCTCTTGAACGAGGTGGTTCGCAGTCTGCTGTCCGATGTAATGCACGTCGGACGCAATCTTGTGAATCTCTTGGAGCTGGTCGTTGTAACCCTGCTCGTACTCAGCGGCGGCCTGCTTCTCCATGTCTTGGACAGCCTGGCTATACGCAGCTTCCGCTACCTTTTGCAACACCGCCTCGGACTCGGCGTTATTGGCAGGCAACGTAGCGGCCGTCTTTACGCCCTGACTCGTAAGAGCGGTGTCGTATTGGGCAAAACGCTCCATGAACCCATCAGCAACAGCGGCGCCCATAAACTGAGCTTGCTTGAGCAACTGATCCTGCTCCGCAGCTTGTGCTTCTTTAGCCATACGCTCCAGGCTCGCCACGGGAGTGGCAGGTGTACTAGGCGCAACCGACGCGGTCTTCACCGCGCTTGAGATGGTGCGCACGGTTGACAACATGCGCGCAGCGGCATTAGGTGCCTCAGGCTCCGCAGCTGCTGTTTTTTCTGTGATCCCAGTATCTGCATCCTGCATGCGATTCAAAATACGGGAGAATGCGTCTTGATTGTCAGCCATAGATCCCTCTCAAGGGTTTCGTCGTTAATCTTAGGGGGTAGTCTTTGATAATACAAGCTTTACTCGGTGCGCTTTAATATCGACGTACCGAGGGCTTGCGCAACCTTTTCTAGGTCGAGCGTAGGTCCGATATACGGGCTTAGTTCATCATGAATCTCAGCGAACTTCAATTGATCAATGAACCAGTTTACGTATTGCGGATTCATAGCAGTTGGAGCTTCATTCGCACGCTTCACGATGTACGGGAAGTTAGCTAGCGTGGTTTCAGCATGCTTGGGAGTCATCGGAGTCCAGCCCGAGATAGTCTCGCCCTGGTCGGTTACGACCTTGGGTCCGGCGATTGGTGTAGGCCCTAGCAGGTTATGAATACCTACTGCGCCTAAACCTGCACCTACGAGACCTCCGCCAATCGTTAGGGCCTTAGGTATACGGGTATTACGCGCTGCGAAAGCTGCCCCACCTAAAAGTGCGCCAGTCCCTAACAAGGCGCCGCCTGCCAGCGCCTTATGTGCAAGACCTTCTCGAATCAATGGATCGTGTGTTTGCTCTACCGCACCGTAATTTGTCTGGTAGCGTTGACCCGAGTTCGGGTCCGTCCACGAGACCATATCTGTTTTAGCCCGACCGGGATACATTGCTTCAGGCATGACCTGACGCTTCAAGTAATCCGTGGTGGGGCTTTCAGCAGCCAATTTCTTTAGAAGCGTGGGGTTGGACGTGCTTGTTCCGTCCAAGCCCGCTTCTTTAACGAGCTCGTTGTAGAAACGAGGATACTTACTGTAGACGGAATAGATCAGGCCCAAATGGTCATTAGCCGACTTTAACGTCTTCTTATCGGCACCCGCTGTCTCGGGAGCGATCTTACCCAAGAAGTATTGAATAATATCTTTTAGACCGAGGGGAAGCCCTAACTCGTCAGCACTTTCCAAAGCCTCTGAGGGTTTGTAACTGATCATAATGCTTACAGCACGCGTATGATCAGGCTCTTTATCGGAGGAATCAGCGCATTCGCTCACGTATTTCTTTACGAGTTGAGCGTCTTTAGGCTTTAGATTTGAGACAGATGCAGTAGGTTCCCCTTGCATTACTTTCTCAATATCCGCGGCTTTGCCTAATTCAGCCGATTTGCTGGATAAGTCATTGATGATATCGCCGAGTTCGAAACTGCCCATACGAATTTCGTACGGGTGTTCCTTGGCGACCTTCTTCATCATGAAACCCGTACGATCTGCAGGGCGAATGACCCAAGAGCTGTCGAAGAAATCCGGGCTGGGATTCAAGGCCGAATTCTGGACACCCGAGTGCGGGTCAATACGGCTCATTGCGAACTTCAGATGGTCGCAATAATCAGCACGTGTCTTTGCTTTGTTACCGCAATTGTTGCAGACGTCGTACTTGATCCTGCAACCCATACTTTTCGCAGGATATTCACCACTGGCAATCTTTTCTAATAAATGGGGAGCCTTCGCATTATCGAAGTCCTCAACCATTTCCACACGACGCATGTGGGGATTCCAGAAAGCTTTCTTTACGCGTCCGATCGCTTTGGCAGGGTCACTGTTTACATGATGCTCAAATACATGCGCTTTATCGTAAGACTGATAGTGCTTAGTAAGCACTTCGTCGGCAGCGATTTTGCCTTTTACGGGCTGGGACGGGAAACCATCACCATTACGATTGGCACCGTAGGTCTCATTGTCACCAAGGCCAATAACAAGAACAATAGTCTTGCCGGGCTCAGGCGCGACGGTCTTGATATACTCAACAGCGGGGCTGTGCGTGCTGGCAATCTTGTGCAGCGAAGTTGCTTCCCGCAACAGCCGTCCTCCACGACCCCACGTAGATACCAGCTGGACCGTGGGTTCCCCGGTCGAGAAATGGTCGTCTAATGTGATGATCTTGGAGTAAGACATATTAGGCCAGTTGTCCGGGCTTGGCAGGCAGGATTCGCTTGGATCCGCTAAATTGGGACACGGGAGTCAACATCTTGGCTGTAGCCTGCCCTGCCTGGCGAGCTTGCGCCATAGCCGGAGGCATTTCAGGAGGAATCGCGCTAGTGCGCATTTTGTTAGCGATTGCGTTGCCTGCTTCTAGACGCGGGGCTACGTCGCGAACCATGCCGGCATATTGATGGCCCAGTTGTTGTTCTTGAGACATGGGCGCGGCTAAGCCTCCCGTTCCGAAACTATTAACCGGCTTGCCAATGCCGATACCGCGACCGGTGGGGGCTAGGGTATCCGCAAGGCCCGGTAAATGTGCGGCGCCTGTAGCTTCCGCTGCGGCAGGCGCCTTACCTAAAAAACGGCTTTGCACCGCATTCCAGATGTCCCGAGGACCCGCGGTTTTCTCACCATTTACGATCGCGTACGAGTCGAGTCCTGAAGCAATCTTCTGGTACTTGTAGTGCTGCGCTAACCACGCAGTACTCAACTGCTGCACCGCTGTTTTCAGCGTAACTTCATCCACGCCGTATAACGGAGCTGCCACCTTGTGGAGTCCCGTCTCACGTACGCGTTGAATCACGTCTTGCATCTGAGGGCTGAGGGTCAACTCAGCCGAGCTCAGTTTATGCATGATTGCATCGTAAGACATTTCAGCCTCCCAGACCGCTAGCTTTGCCAACCGATTGCTCAGCGTCGGCGAGGTTCTTCAACGAAGCGTAACTCGGACCCGTGCCGTAGATTGCGTTTTCACGCAAGAAGCTACGCGCTGCATTTTCATCAGCGGCTAAGTGCGGGGCAAAGCGCTTCATCGTTTCGTAAGACGAATGAATAAGCGCGTGGTCCGCCTTGGCAATGACCGGATCTTTCTTAATAGCCGCAAACACTTTAACATGCATGGGCGCGAGCTTAGCATTTAAGCTGTGGCGAAAAGTTTGTTCGCCCTTGAGCTTACCGATTTGCTGGCGCTGCGACGTAAGCGTCTCGCTGGCTGCGTTTGCTTTATCTAGCGCGCGACCAACCGCATATGTACCACCGCCAATAACCGCGGCGGTGCCTACACCACCCGCGATAGCACGTGCGATAGTTTGAGCACCTGAGATTTCTTTACCGTGGCCAAAAACATGCTCAAAAATGCCTGCTTCTTTTTCTAACGCAGTCTCGGCACGCCCAGCGTGCTTAGGCTTTGCTTCAGCGTTCAACAGCGAAGGCAGTTGTGCGATCAACGCCGTTTTTACCTGTGACGCGGCAATCTTCGTCACGGTTTCATCAAACCGGCTCATACAAGAGTCTCCAGTTTAGAGATACCCTGAGTGAGTTCCGCAAGCTTAACAGCATGCGCAACTGCGTCTGACATGAGTTTATACTCGATCTTACTGTCGTCTACGTAGCCCGCGGTCTTTTGGATGCGGTCAAAATCGTAGGTAACTGCAGGCATGCGAAGTTGCGCACGCATGTCAGTCAAAGGACGTAGGGCAGCAGCGCCGTGGATTGCCGCCGCGCGTTTCTCGAATGTCTGAAAATCAGTATCGCGGTAAAGCCGCTTGAACTGATTTTTGATGGCATGCAGTGCATCAGAGTACATGTACTCGGTTGCGATCTTTTCATGCCGAAGATGATCCAGAGTCTTGCGCAAGGTACGGCGGTCTTGTTCGGTCCTCGGCTTAGACTCAGGACGCATTTCAAATGCGACTTTGGTCGTAGTTTCTTCTGGGTCGTCTGGTCGCAAAGTCCGGTACTCGGACAAGTAAACTACGCCAGCGTCGGGTACGTGCGCGCTAGCTTCTTTTACAGCGCCGCCCAGGACACGACTTGCGTCGGCTACATCAAATTCGACCATGCGGTCGGATGCAGTCTTATCCTTGGATTGAAACATCTTGTTGAATGTCGTGTTATTCGACGCTTCACAAAGACGGCGGACCTGCTCCTGGCTCATGTCCATCGAGGAGGCCAGCTTGGAGATGCTGTCATTTAAAGCGACTTTATTTAACAGCAAGTCGTCAGAGACGGCCTCTGCCAGCTTCTTGTAGTCGTTCTCGGTGATGTGAGCCATGTTAGTGAACCACCTTATCCGCGCCTATATCTTCGACGGTACGGTTGCCGCGGGCTTCCTCAAACCGGATACGAAGGTTCTCGGCGTCTTCGTTGATGAAGTCGTTATTACCCAACAGAGCTCGTGCACACTCTAACGAGATCTTAGCGTATTTCGCAGCTTCTCTTGCGAGCTTGCCCGTAATAGCCTGCCCTCGATGCTCCATGGACCTGAAGTAAGAATCGGTCATGAGCGTTTTAATGACGTCCTGTGCAAGTACTTCGCCCTTATTACGACAGAAGTGCCACTGCAAAGCGCCAAGGCCTTGGTGGTAGGCAATACGGTAGTAGGGCTTGTAAGGGTGCTCCTCAGGAATCTCCTGCATGAAGACCATGATCTCTAGTTCTGTCTTGAAGACAGATGTATCGAAGAACAACTCTCGATAAACATTTACTTCTTCAGGCGGCATCGAAATGGCCTGAGATATCGAAAAGTCATTATCCGTAGCGATCATGAACGCTTCGAGAATACTGCGAATAGACTCAGTCCGGAATACCAACATCGGGTAGTCGAGGATTGAGTTTATTTCTTGATCAGGATTCCAAAGACGGAGCGGGCTCAACTTATCCAGGGCGTCTTTACCATGCAACGCTACGAACAGAGAACGCTCATGGTTCGTCTCTGGTATTCTGCGCTGATTAACTAGCGCATCATAGCGGTGGCGGGGATTAGGCGATCGCATTGGGGTCGAGCATCGAAGCGTTGTGCGTCAAAGACAGTACGAGTTTACCGAGGCCTTGAAAGGTATCCCGAAGTTGGGTTTCAAGGTCAAGGAATGTATCGTCGCCTAGTTGTTCTTTGAGCTTAGGCTCCTGCATGTAGAGCGTAAGCAGGGTGCGACCCAGGTCATCTACGCTCTCTTCGAGAGACGCGGCGTACTGCGACGTAACAGACTTCATATTTCCGTTACGCGCTAGGGAGGCGATAGTCCCTGCGTCGAATGCGCCTGTCTCATGCAAATTAGCTGCGTCTTGTAGGAACGCAGGATTAATTTGCGAGGCAATCTCATCCGAGGACGGCTCTTCCGTGCGCATGATCGGCATGGAGGGCTGTGCAGCCTGCGCGTTTGGGTCGTTGGGGTCCATGCCCGCTTGCGCATTGGGGTCCATGCCCGCTTGCGCATTGGGGTCAGCCGGAGGTGCCCCGGCGTCGGGCGCACTGCCCATGTCAGGTGACATGCCGGGAGGCATACCCTGCATGCTGGGGTCTTCCGCCGGCGGAGCACCTGCGTCATCTGCGCCGCCGCCGCCCGCAATCTGCTGCGCACGCTGTTGCACCGTATTAAGCACATCGAGCTGTGCTTGGAGGGCGGTCATTTGTTGTTGCAGACCGTCCATGGCTTCGCCGAAGGCTTGATCCACGGGGGACGGCCCTTGCGGCTCAGGCGCAGGAGCCGGAGCGTTTTGCATTGCGGGAGGCAAGCCCGGCGCTGCCCCAGGAAGTGGAGGCATAGCTACCGGAGGCGGCAGCGGTTGCTGCATTGCGGGCGGGCCGCCCATCGAGGTCTGGGGTGCCGCCTCGCCTTGTGCGATCTTCACACGGTACTTGAGCATACCGTACGCTTCGGGCGAAACGATATGTGCACGGCACACATTCTGGTGTGACGCAATTTTCAACATTGCCTCAGCCGCAGAGGCGTGTACGTAGTATTTAGACGCGATTAATTGCAACGCTGCGCTCTTGTTGAGCGTACGTGTGCCATCAACGTCGTACATGCTCTGTCCGGCATTACGCACGACAGCTTCATGGACGCCCATCGATCCAAGCGCGTTCATGACTACGTCACTCAAGCCGGTGCTTGAGCTCATGAAATTGTCGTTGTCTAGGCGCTTGCCCAAACTCATCCACTGCCAGCCCGCAGGAATAATGACAAGACTTTCGTCTTTCATTTTCATGGGACGGTTAATGGGCGAACGCGGATCGATTACGAAGCTCTTTACGCCGAAACCCGACTGGCTAGAAATCTTGCCGCGGATTACTCCATTGGAGCCCGTAGACAATTCACTGATTTCAACAGGCAGTGTACCGAGATAGGACGCGCCACGCTTTGTGATGAACATGCCCGTACCCTTGGAAGGCTTGGACGTGCCATCTTTCATAACGGTGTTGTAGAGCTTGGAGCCCTTCAACGCGCCTTCGGTGCTTAATTCACCAAAAAGCTTGTTTGTTAGAACGAAGTCCCCGTTTTCCAGGACCGCCAGACGCCTGTAGTCGTGCGAACGGCCCACGTCTTCGTCGGCAAACGGACGCCGTTCGAAACCAGGCGCGCTGTTAGGTTCCTTATTGAACTCATCGAAAGGCACGCGTGTTTGCGGACGCTTAACGCGCGAGTCGTTACGCGGGAAAGTAATTCGCGCGTCACTCGTGAGATCAAAAGGTTCGCTAAATACAAGAGCGTTCTTGGCAGAACCTTCCGACGTAAACAATCGGTAGATACCCGTGCCAAGTGTGTCTTGGTAGTCGTGTTTTGTTTCGACGTGCACGGCCAAGTTCAGCTTGGGGCGCGTGTCGTCGAAATAGTATCCGCGCATCAATACGCCCTTGAAGGCGGCCGGTGCGGCTTCACCGAAAAAGTCTGTGTATGTACCCGGCTTGGTACTGCGATCCGCAACACGCAAGCTGCCGCGAGCCGGCGAGCCCATGGCAGGCGCAGGGCCTCCGCTGGCGGTCTTGGTTTCAGAAAGCGCCTGAATAAGCGCTTCTTCGCCATACAATTCCGCTGTCTTCTTCAACAGTTCCGGATTCGTACTAAGGACCTTTAGGTAGGCCTTTTTGACACGGGAGGGCGCCTTTGCCAAAAACTCCGGCAAGCGCTTGGTGTACGGCTTCTTCTTTTTCTGGGCATGGCGGAACATGCTCTTTAAGTTTTCACCGTGATCGGCAGCGTAACGCGTAGCGTAATCACTGTTGCCGCCCATGCTGGGCATCGAAAATTGCGTAGGGTTTGCACGACCTGCAAGATACCCGCCGCCCATTGCGCCAGTAATACGCCCTAACGATTGAAGACGTTCGGGATTTGCCTTGGCTCCGGTTTGCGCGGCCAATTCTTCTGCAGCATGGCCACCAAGAAAACCCAAGGCGGTACCGCCCAGGGCACCACGGGCTGCAGCGCCACCAATGTCGTTACCTTCGTTATGCGCTGCGTTGGCAACACCACCCGTGACTGCGCCAATGCCCGCATTACGTACAAGATTGGTAATTACTTTTTCAAGCTTACTCCCAATTGTACGCGGCCGTGCAGCAGGCACTAAGTCCTGGGCTATTTCACCCGGAAGGCTGCCCATCTTCATGGCAGGGGGCATACCCGGAGCTTGGGCTTGGGGCTGCGCTTGTTGCGGGGCTTGCCCCTGTTGCGGCATCTGACCTTGTGCTTGCGCACCCGACCCGTCCGCTGCAAGACCCGGCATTTGCGCATTGGCCAAAGGATTGGCACTCGGGTCAGCCATCATCTCCCACGTCTTCGTGTGAGACTTGTACATCTTGGCCATCGTCTCTACGTCGAGAGATCCGCTGTCCAAAGCCTGACCGGGAGTCTGTTGCTGCGTGCGTTGAAATTGTTCAACGAACGTCGCCCACAGCTGCGGGTTAAAGTCAGATTGCATCCCAGGCTGACCATTGCCCGGAAAAGGACCGACGCCTGCAATCTTGGTCAGTTTTCGTCCCAGCGGCTCTGTCGCCTGAGCCTCAAGGCGACTCCGAGGAGAAACCGAATTATAGCTGGCATAGCTGTACCGTCCCGTCGTCGGCGGCACTACGATGTTACGGATATCCACGTCAGTGGGAACCGTTTCAGGGAGCTTGCTGCCTTCGCCGAGCGACGAGATCGTGCCCTTTTTTACTTCTTCTAACCAGTCGTTGGTAAGCGGAAGAAATATATCCTTCGCTTTTACGTACATTAAATCAAACGGCTTAAGCTCATTTTCAGACAACACAGCGGGTACGTAAACGTAATCGCTCTCCTGTTCGAGAATGAACGCACCAACAGCCGTTCCCGTGGCTAAGTCTGCATCCAAGATCTTAAACGTAACGATTTCTGTTACGAGATCGGGAAACTTAGACGAGAAGGCTTGATACGCCATCTGCCCAAACTTGTCTTCGAACAGCTGCTGCTCATCCGCAGCATTGGGCATCTGCTGTTGAGCGTTTACAGCCGGAGAAAACAGGGCTTTTTTAATGGTGGCCATGTATTTTTTACCGTAGGGTAACTGCTGAGGCAGAAGACTTCTTGATGCGTAGGGAGTCTAGCCGATTAGCTTACCGGGTAGTTACGATCTTCGGAGAATTTATATGCGCCGTGGTAGACGGCGTTTTTTTGTGTGTCTGCTGGAAGATCGACGGTTGTGGCGCTAGGGCTTCAGCTTCTTCAGGTGCATAAACGGAAAAGCCCGGGACGCCCATGGCCTGCCCGAGCTTAGTTTGAACAAGCTGAAGTCCGAGCTCTAATGCTGCTCGTGTGAGCCGCATTTAGCGACTCAGGTTAGCAAGCCGGTCGCGCAGGCCTGTGAGGGCTCGCGTAGGCGCCGCAGAAGCTTCCTTTTCAGCAGCTTCTTCCTTCTTGGATTCCGTCTTCTCATGCGCCTTCATCGCGGGAGGAAACATGGGGGCGGCTTTATCGGTCGACTCACACTCATCACCATCGGGCTCGGCATGCGCCGCCGACTTACGGAAATGATCCCGCACCGACTCCGCAGCTTCCTTCTGGGCACCCAACGAGGAGTACAGATTGCCGAGGTAATCGGCGCGCTCAGACGTCTCTAATCCGAGCATTGCGCGGACGTGGCCAACCTTCATGTTGTCGTCCATATTCTCGGGGAGATACGGAACAACCTGCTCTGCCGTCTTGGCGAAGAGTTGATCGAAAGCGTTCTTGGTCTGCGCAATGATCGAGTTGCTGCCCGATGCAGTGGCACCCGGAACGTGCGGGTGCGGTTGCTCATGACCCATCACAGCGCTCGACGGAATCTTAAACTCCGTGGTTCCGACAGCCTTCTCACCGCGGTGAGCGTAGCCTTCGGGACGATTTTTCTGCTCAAGCGCAGCCAACGACTCATGCTGCGCCGCAGCCGCCAACGTGTTGGGTTGCGTGCCGCCAGTAACGAGCGTGCCCGTACCGGCAGCCGTCTTGGTGCCAACGCGACGGACGATCTCCGACAGAGACGCACCCTTGTTGAGCGAATTTGTATCGTGTCCCGTAGCGCCGGGAGCCATCGGATGCTTCGCTTGGTGGCCTACGGTTCCCTCGCTGGGATCCTCGTAATTGCCAACGCCTTTTTCGCCGAGGTGCGCATAACCCTGGGGACGATTCTTCATATCCAGTGCGGCTTCGGCGTTGTCGCGAGCGGCGTCCGGCTCTGTGTTCGGATCTTTGCCGCCTTCAACAAGAGAGCCCGTCTCCGATGCAGCCTTTTCCATCAACGCCCAGGCGTCGTGAGTGGCAACAGCCACAGGCGTGCTTTCCTGCGCCGTCTTAGTCACGGTCGGGTTGTACTTATCCCCGGCTTGCTGGCACTGATATTCAGCCGCTTTGATGAGGTACTCGCAGAGAGTGCCCGCCGTCTTGATGTCAAGCGCTTCGCCCTCAAAATAGGGGTCGGGCATGCCTGATTGATCCGCGACATAGTCGGCCGACGCATCCGCTGCTTCCTTAGAAGGATACACAACGGTGCCCTGGCGGATGAGCTCGGCGTTCAGTCCGCGAACAAAGGCTCGCTTAAAAAGCGGTGAATTCGACATGGTAGATCTCTGCTCCTCTAGAGGCATCGCGTTAATCATAGGCTGGTTGATTGTCTAGTCCAAGGTGTTTCGTAGTCGCACTGGTTTTACGTCTAGCGGTAGGGCACGGGTTGTGGAATTTGGGGGCGCGTGTGATTAAAACGGCCGTCCGCGTACGGACTTGGCGTTAACTGCGCTCTTAGTTTAAACGGATTACGCAGAGGACCTGCTACTGCGGGTGTTGCGGCCGGCGTTGGTGGTAGCGGTTTATTCAGCTTAGGCGCACTCTGCGCCACGCTAGCATCCAGTTGCCGTCGCAATTGTTCGAGTCGCATATTCAGTGTCTTACGTTTATCCCAAGCGTATAGACTCGGCATACGTTCGTAAACGTATTCGCCGTGGGGCGTAACGGGCGCTGTTCCCAATACGCCAGTACGCCGGCCGGCACTATTTAAAAAGTTTGTATAGTTAGTATGATCACCCTGATGATGTGGGTACGTACCCGGAGCATTGGTACCCATAATAACCTTAAACCTATTTTGTTTGTACTCGTGTTGTACAAGTGGTTCGAGATTATTTAACACAGAGTCATTTGATTTCATAGAGTTGTTAAGCCGCTTAGCGATTGACGTCAAAGCGGGACGTCCTACCTCGGCGACTTCATCCGCATTTAGAGCGTACCTGACATTACGTAGACGATCTTTAATCCAAGCCGGCGTCACTGCCGTTTTTAAAAAAGTATACGCAGCAGCGTCGGAACCGGCGATATAGTCAATATTTGCCATCGGTCCCCTCTCCGAATTCACTGCTGAAGAATAGACCGAGCACAGGGCTCGCTTAAAAAACGGTGAATTCGACATGGTAGCTCTCTGCGTCTCTAGAGGCCGCACGTTAATCATAGGCTGGTTGATTGTCTAGCCCAATAACTGTTGTGTTCAGGAACATACTCGGTTTTACTTCTTTGGCTTACGGGTATCTTTAAGGACCGCTTCGGGCAAGCGCCTAGCGCCGTGCACAAAGCCCCCGATGCCGCCGCCTACCATACCCACCATTGCACCGGCGTTTGCGAGATGTGAAAGTAGTTCGGGTTTTTTGAGCAGGATGCTCAGTGGAATACCTGCGGCAGCTCCCACTAAGCCTCCGCCTACAGCCCCTACGGTTTGTCCGAGCGCCATGCCACCCAAACCACCTAACTCACCCGCAATAGCACCGGGAAAGAGTTGAGGATCTTTGGGATTCATTTCTTTGGCCTTCATGGCACCAATGGCTGCGCCGATCAAAGCTGTTTTCTCAAAACGGGCTCGCGCGGCGCTACGCCCCGCTTCGTAATAATTAGTATTGGCCATTTTCACCCTCACCGAATTCCCCGCTGAATACGAGACCGGGGACCGGACTCGTGCCGTGAATGTTAGAAGTTTGTCCCTTTTGGGCTCCCTCTAAAAGGGACTGCTTCAAATAACGATGTCCCATCCGAACAAGCCAGTCGGGATTCAACAGAGGATTACGCGTCGCAGGCGCGATGACCGCAGACACAACAGGCGCCTGGCTAGCCGTGCGTACCTTAGTAAATCCGGCATCTTTTATTTCAGCTAGCATTGGCTGCGTAATCTGCGTACCTGCCAAATGGTGCAATACACCCTCACCGAGGTACTTACCTTCAGCGTTATCTATATCCGTGTGCTGTGTCTTGTCGCCCACGATATTACGATAACGGTTGTAGTCGATTACATCACCACGTACGAGACCATGTGCCGCAGAGTCAGCATCGTCCACGTCCTCAATACGTACGTGGTTGAGCGTAGACTTCGCGAGTACTTCAAAATGCCGACGATCTACGTTTATTTTGCTATCTTTGTAGATGCCGCCGAGCTTATTCACGAGGTAGGCACGGCCTGCGCCGAGGCCTTTGTAATGCACAACCTCATCGGGGCGCGGCGTCCCCTCAGATAGAACGTCGCCAGCATGGACGGTCGTGCCTATAGAGACAGTAGGTTTTAACCCCTGGGACACGTACGTCTTACTTTCGTTGACCGTGACGTAATAGCCACCCTGAGGTGCTTTTGAAATCGCGGTAACGACGCCGTCTTCAGGAGCGAGCGTCGCTTTATTCTTGAAGGACGCAGGGGATTCTAGCAGCTTGCGAAAGCCCTCTAGCCCGGTGGTTTCTAGCGGGTTAGCACCTGAAAGACGGACGCCGTGTTTAGCATTCAGCGCGAGTTGCGTAAGGGGTTCCCCTAACGACTGGCTTGCACGAATGCCTAAATTTTCACCGATCTTGTTAATGACGCCGAGCGTACTCAAACCTGCACAATGTTGGCAGATGCCGTGCTGCGCTTCGCAAGTCATAGGTGACCGCATCAACATGCGTTCGACTTTTTGCTGCTGTAGCGTGCTTACAACCCGGGGAGTCATGAGCGTATTGCGAGGCAGTCCGTGTTCGGTGCGTGCCGTAAAGCGATCTAGAATATGTGAATCCGTAAGCGCTATAAGTAGGCCGTTTTTGGTGCCACAATCCGATATAGTCACGATTTGATCACTGGTATTGTTGATCAAAATCTTAGATAAATCGCCGGGCTCCATGACCTCATTCTGAGTCTTTACCGCAGCCATTCGGGCTTCACGGTTATTGGCCCACCACTCTGAAGGACGAAGGCCTTCCGCATAACTGTGCGTTGTCAGCCAACCTTGTAGATCATCTTTTTCGTCGCTACTTGCGGCGGGTGCGCCTACGGCACGCATGAGTTGGAGCGAGCTACCCCGTGCGCCGGACCGTGCCATTTCACCCATGGTTCCTGGGTGCTTCATGGCGTACTCTAGGAGTTTATCCTGAGTTTCCGAGATAATGTCTTGCCGCTCTGTTTTGGTCTTGGCTTTTTTAACGCGAGCCAACGCGGGCTTGGTAATGGCGTCGCGTGTTTTATACAAGGGCTCGATATCATCAAGGCCTACTGATATACCTAAATTAGTGGCGAATTCATCGCCTAAACGCTTTACTTCTGTAATTGTTTTTGTGTAACGCGCTGGATCATCCTTAGCTAATCGCAGCATATTGCTACGTAGATCGGACTTAGAATATACGTCTTTAGGGCGGTACCCAACGGGTATCGCCCCATCCAACAAATACTGACCCAGCGTTTTAGACACTACACCGCGCCTGCGCGAGGAAGACCCATCTGGTAATTGCGAGTGCCTGCGTCGCCAGCTTCCATGGAGCTCTGGCTACCCCATGCAGGCGCTTTATCCAGATTCTGGTTCATGTCTTTAGACGTCGTATTTTGATTTACGAAGTCAGCAGTATCGTCTTGTTGAACCATTTGGGTGAACGCTTCGGCGTCGAGCCCTAGCTTCATGAGTAGCGCTCTACGGCCATGGTTATACAGGCGCATTGGCTACCTTCTTATCGGCGGGATCCCGGGCAAGGTTTACGTGTGCTTCGACCATCTTCAGTAGGTAGTCGCGGCTAATTTCGGCTGCATTGTGGTTCTTTACCATATCCAATGCAAATTCAGTTGCCATTTGCCGCTTCATATTCCCGTCAGGAATAGGCTCGTTGACTTTAAAGGCTTTACGGCCCTGCTCTTCCGCGTAGGCAACGCCTTTATACACAGCGTCGTCTACGAGGGCTAGCTGGTGCGCTGAAGCGGCTAAACCTGTCTTTTGTTCGACAATCTGTACAACGCGTTTAGCGAGCAGTAACACGACAGGCGTCACGATAAGAACAACCGCTTGAAGTACGTAGTCCATGATGGCTTGGCCCGTCGTTGTTTTTAGGAAGTCACAACCAGCCAACAGAAACGAGGCCATAGCCACAACTGCGAACATAGACGTCTTAGCTTTCACGGGAATCCTCCGAAATAAGTCCGCCAGCAGGCAATCCCGTGGCTGCGTTTAGTCGATACAACTCACGTAGATATTTTTCTTTACGATGCTTTAACGGCGCAGGTAAGTCTTCAGGATCTACGTCTTCCATGAAGCCTACTTTGACAGCTGCTGCTCTTTTGCCTTGAGCGTAGGCTTCCTTAGCTACGTGCTCAGGGAGGGCCTTCTTATTTTTAGTAGCGTGTTCCCACTCGCTAACCGTTGATTGGGGGATTTCACCCTTGTCGGCTTTGACATGGAACAGACGTCTTTGTCTCTCACTCTTGAAGGGCATGGGTGCCTCGATACTAGGCCGATTCTAGTATTTCGACAGGAGTATTCATAGTGATCTCCCCACTATGGTAAGCGGCCATCGCTTCTTTCTTTGTTTTGTACTTACGCACAGGGCCGGCATCTTTGTGGTGCGTCGCAAGGTAAGTACCTAGAATGGCCTCGTGCTGCGGAAAGACCATGAGATCGTTAGGATTCTTGTCACTGAACAACAGGTTGGAGAGCGTCAGGTTGCGCGCTTCTTCAACAGCCGGTTCCGACACGGGCACGTAGAGCTGCATAGCGTCCCCGTCGTAATCCAGGTTCATGCCGGTTTCCATAAACGGATTGACGCGGAGAGACTTACCCGGAACAGACACAGGGTACGCTGCGACCACATTGTGCTTGTGGAGGGACGGTGCACGGTTCACGAACATGGGCCGTTGTGTAATTTCTCTGTTGAGAATGTTCTGTGCAGCTACGTGCCGATTTTCAATCATCTCCCGTGCGTCTAGCGGTTTGTAGCCTTGGTTGATAAGCCCACGCATTATGAATTTAGAGTAAGTAGTCCAGAGCATGTCCTCTGGCACACCGATTTGGTCGATGTTGAGAGTGGCGTCAGGCGTCGCTGTAGCGCGACCGGATAAGTCTTGTTGTCTCTTGAGAATTTTCTTGTGCAAGAAACCGCTTTTGGGTGAGCCAGATCCTGTGATCTGTTCAATGAAGCCTTTTGCCTCACGCCCCAAGAGCTGCGGACTCGTCGGTTTTTGTACCCCGAATAGGGCGCCTACCGTGTCATGCAAATGGTGCCTGGCTTCTTGCATAAGCGAAGGCACTTCAGTTTCTTTACTGTTAGCGAGTGCTGAGCTCGCAAGCCCGACATCTCGATATAGATAATTGATATCGGATATCTGCAACTCGTTGCCCTTATTCGACGGCAGAATAGGACGCATCACAGGAGGCACTACCGCTAAGTTGCTCAAGGTGTATGCGTCACCAGCTTTCGAGAAACCACCGGCCTTTAACGCTTCTACATATTTGAGCTTTTTTACTGCGTTATCTAGATCAGACCCCCGCTTAGACTTGGTCTGTTCTCGCAAGTCTTGGGCTAGCTTTGTCAGGTCCAGTTTATTTAACTGGGACTTGATCCCGCCTCCGCCTACTTTACCAATTTCTTCGCGCAGTTGTTTCTTCGACATGCTCAACAGACGCCGCACCGAATCCTCAAAAATAGGATTCACGATAGGTTCACTAAGCGCCATATGAGACCACTTCGTGCCACCCATGCCGCCGGTTAGAGCAGGATCGAATAGCCCTCCGTCTTCGGGGCTCATATTCTTGGCGTTAACCATGAACGATTTGGACTTCTCTAGACTCGGAACACTTAAAGCGCCGGAAGAGAGTTCTTTCACAGTCTTATCCGTCATGGGCCCGAGTGTGACGTGCGGGCCTTCTTTCTGTATATTTATCCCCGCCCCTTTAAGCATCGCCATGAATTTTTCAGAAACAAATGGCGTCTTAGGCGGCGGAGCCGGCAAGCCAAATTCGTACGCACGCCAGAAGTCATCGCTTTTCTCGCTTTTTAGAGTGAGTGATTCTTTCAGAACGTTACGTGCATTATGCGCAAGAAGTGCGTTTATTTCCATACGCCCGAGACCTTTGGCACCCTCATCCCCGCCTTTGGTAGGCTGGAGATTGATGTCATAGGCGGACACACCGCGTGCGGAATAGTTAGTCTCTGTGGACTTGAATAGCTTGTGTATAAATGAGCGCCCAACGAATATGTTGGGAATGTGCTTGCCGGAAACGGGGTCGTACACAGTTTCTTTGTCTTTAATACCGTGTTCTTTAAGCAGTCTCTTTGCGTATTTAACGTTATCTTCAGGGTTAAACTGGGGTACGACGATAGGCTTACCCGTCTTCTCAACGACTTTACCGAGAGCGGCTTCCACGACTTGGTTGGGGTTAATACGGCTAACGATGCCCGCGGAAGTAAATAGTACGTCGATAGGCTTACCGCTCTCGTCCTTAACCATGCGTTCGTTGGGGACGATCTCGGAGACAACACCTTTACCACCAAACCGATTAGCGAGTTTATCGCCCACTTTCATTACTTCTTGCGTACGTACGGTGACCATGACCTGACGTGCCACATTGGCTACGTCCTGAACCACGCCGGGGGAATCATGGTCCCACGTTACGGTTACGTCGCGGTACGGCCTCACCAACGACTTATGAAAATTGCCTAACAGCGCAGACTCAGGCGTAGGCGCGGCTTTACGCAGTCCCAGGATCACAGGGTCACCTTTATTGAGGTGCGCGTCTTTCTTAGCTACGCCCGCGTCGTCCAGTTTGTTTAACTGTTCTTCAGTGTATTGGACACCGAAATACGCAACGTATTTGGCTTTGCCCAAGACTACGTCGGGGCCTTTTTGCAAAGATTCCTTATACATGTGTTCTGAGATCAGCTTTTTCGACGCGTCTTCGCTAATTACAACAGCGTCGTTAGAATTCTTGCCGTAATAAGCCATGTACGCGACGGACAGGTTCTTACCTAGCGCTAGCGCTCCGTGCTTCGTAAAATTCGAGTCTGCTAGCGTCTGGTCTTTCTTTACCTTGTCGCCGGCTTTGACGTTGAGATCATCATGTAGGTACGTTTTAGACGCTAATGGAAAATACGTGCTGTAAGGCACTTTGATAAGCGTAGGACCTGCCGCTGCGGTCTTCTCTTTGTCGGGACGAATATGTATATAGTGTTCGTCAATGTGGTCCACGGTCCCATGTACGGGGGATGTGGGCAATACTAGCATGGCTAATTCTTTTTCCATGCTGACCCCCTTATAGGGGCCCATCGCTTGCACGTACGGCGCTTCGCGTTCGATTAAGGGCAGCGCCTGTGTCTGGAATTTAGATCCCATAATGGCGCGGTTTCCCTGCATGCCATTTAGAAAGGGAACCAATGACGTTGCGGGACCCAGCATGTACATGGAATCCGGCATCATGTAATCGACATCTTTTTTCGGTACGGATACCGTTTCCGAGCCTTTAATCGCGTCCCAGTGCGTACGGTGTTCTTGGTTAGAAAACCCAACAACACTTTTGGCTAAAGTCATGACGGGCACGTGCGTCATTTTATCTGTACGCATATCTTTCATATACGCGTACATATTGCCAGCCGCGTCGCGGTGCCCTGACAAACTGCTGTGGATCACAATACCCGCGTTGGCACCGTCTGCGGTACGTACAGGATCGAGGATACCAAAGTGGGTATTATGGACCTTACGCGATTCGTAAGGCACAGCGCGGTCGTTAGTAATGCCGCCTTCGCCGAGTGACGTTATTTTACCCGCATGGTCAATAATCTCCATGGGGTTGATTTGGGTAGGACTCGAAGAAATAGCGGCACTAGTCAAGAATGAATTGATAGATTTGGTAAACACTGAATTAGGTATGATTGTTTTCAGGTCATTTTCTTTAGCCTGATTGAGACGCATGGTGAGCTTTTTGGCAATCGTGCGCTTTGCATCGATATCCAAACGCTCTTTAAAGAAGTCATCCGCGGAATGTATCGTCTTGAATTCAAGACTATCGCGGTCGTCTTCGTCAGCCAACCCTTTCTGTACGTCTATGAGCTTCTTGGAAGCGGTAAGCAGAGCGGTAGCGTTGGCCTTCGCTAATGGCTTGCCGAGGGTGCGCGCATTGACCTCAGGATCCATCGCGGTATTATCGAAGTAATTATGTACGAACTCGCGCTTACCTTCTAAGGTCGTAGGCAGTACATCGCGGGGACGTTTAATTTTCAGCAGTATTTTATTGAGTATGATCTCTTCTTTGTCCTTAGACGAGGCGGCGTTTACGTCCTTGAGCTCCGTACCCCAGTACGATTTGATTTCCGTATCAGGCACGCCGAGTGAGCGTAATAACGAGTATAACGGGATCTTTGAAGCGCCTAACTCCATATGAATCCGGCCTGACTCCGGTTCCATCGAGAGACGAAAGTTCGAACCTTTGCTCAAATTGAAGGCTGCTTCGTATTCACCGTTGTTGCGTTCGCGGGTATACACACCCGGCTTGAGGCGCAACTGACTCGGGATATCATACTCAATACCGCCAACGATAAACGTGTAACGCTTAGTAAAATACGGTAGGTGTAATAGCGTTCGCTTTTGCTGGTCTAACACTTTACCCGTACGGTTATCGCGTAGAACCATGGTGCCTTGGATGGCTTCGTGTAGCGTACGCCCGCTCATCAGCGCTTCTTTTTGCTCTGCCTGAGAGTAATCTTTTTTGGATATGCCAATATCCTTTATCTCGACCGTCGAGTTTTTCCCTACAAGAGGAAACAATGCGTTGAGACCTGCCATTGTCTTCTGACGAATCTGCTCACGGCGTTCGTCGGCATCGGCTAATAAAGGCTGTAATTTGGGCGGCATAGCTGCCCTAGTATACGCGGTCCGCTCCTAATACAGCAACTGTTAGTGGTAAAAGTATATGTAGACACCTTTATGGTGCCTGCTTACTTGAAAGAGGAGGACGGATTGGAAACTGCTAGCTACGAGGCGCTAGTAAAGCTGAATCAGCAAGCACTGCTCTTGGCGGAGCTGTTTGCGGGGGTTGATCAGCGCATGGCGATGATGATCGTCAAAGAAGTAAGTCGGGGGGCCTACGAACAGGCCCAAGTGAACTGTCACAAAGGGGGACGAGACTTTACGGTAACGCAGCTATGTGAGCTGGCGCAGTTTTACCGGATCATCTGGGGGCTGGATGTAGGGCGTGAAACGCGCGCCTACTGTTCGTTGTGTGTACGGGAATTGCCTGTGCACATGGAAGAGTTCTGCACGTGCTTTCGGGTCACCGAAATCGGCGTGTGGCTGCGTGATCCTACGCAGGAAACGGTGGATTTTCTTCGTAAGAAAAATCCCCGTGGTTGGGAAAACATTATTGTTGAGACATTCGGGTGTACCCGATGTCCCAAAGTGCAGACCGTCGTGTTGAGCGAGGTCGCACCCGTATTGTACCGGGGGCTTCAATGGGTACATGGGAGTCGGAAATTCTGCCAACACTGTTTCCAACAGGATCAGGCTTCGAGGCCGTCTAACCGACCCCCACAACGATCCAGTCAGCCGCCCCACCCTAAGCGCTCTATTTCAAACCCTGCCGTGAAACACACGGACATTGAGAAAATACAGCAGCTGGTGGCACAAACACTGTCTCCAGCAGGAGAGAGCTGATGGCAGTACACGTCAAGCCCGTTCGTCCTTTCGGCGAATGAGGTAAGCCCCTATTCGGGGTGACGTTCGGATAGGGACTCAATTGTCATCGTCAGTGTCAGAGTAGTCCGCGTCCGTATCGCTATCCGAGTCTGTATCACTATCGGTTAGTCGAACGGGGCTAAGAAGTTCGGGGGTCGTAAGAAATTCCCGATCTTTTTTAGCTACGGACTTTTTAGGTTCTAGCCACTCTAGCCAGATGATAACTGTACCGTCTTTTAGAAATGTCTCTGTCTTTTTAGATACAACTGCTTCACCAGACAAGGACATGTCCATGATTTCTTTAAGACGGTCAGATTCGTCAATATCGCTAAACTGCGCCTGTCCGTTCTCGAAGCCAATCAATTCTTTACCGATTTGAAGACGCGCACAACGGTATTCGAAATTAAACTCGTTGGCACCCGTTACTTTGCCGGGGGTACCGGGCGCAACAGTGCGTACTGCCCGATCTAAGTCCGCGCCTCGGAGTAGGTCCGGGATAGGGCTTTCATTATCTGATAAATCAGGTAGTTTCTGCGCTTCTTCAAGCGCCTTCATGAAATCTTTCATTGCGGTGCGGCCCCATTAGCCATTGTGGCTGTTGCTTGTTGTTTCTGTACCGTTTGCATTGTTTGCCAACGGTCTTTCACGACAGCATACATGACGGGGTCTTCTTGGGATAGCTGCGACAGCATGGATTTCTGCGTAGCGGGGTCGGATTGGCTGATTTGCTGTACTAATTGTTCCGCTTGGGCGATTACAGCCGTAGGGTTATATGACAATCCCTGCCCGTTTGCAGATTCTTGCTGGGCTTGCGACGTAATTGATGTCTGCATCTTCTGAATTTGCAGTTGCAAATCTTGTTGCATACGCGCTTCGTCAAGCGCTTCTTGCTTACGCTTCTCACGTTCTTCGTTGATGTCCCGGTCACTAACTTCGAGCAACGACGTATTGGAAATCATGTTCCCTGTTATTTGTTGCAACTGCAGTTCCATTTGCTTTTGCACCGTATCATCGACGAGCTTGAACGGCAGATACTCAGCTTCTGCCGTTTTCCAACCGAGGATCTTCGAAGTCTGCTTGATAATCCAATTCAGTTGTTCGTTGAGGTGCGACGTATACGTTTCAAGCTGATTTTCAAGCATACGCAGCGTAATAGACGAGCCGCTAAAGGAAAGTCCGCCATACAAGAATTCTCGCGGAATTCCCATAGCTGCGATGATTTCCTCTTCGGCTTCTTTAATCTCGCCGAGGGTCAGTAATGAGCGACCCTGGCCGCCCATCATGGTTACGCCAAGGGCCGCAGGGGCGAACATGATGTGCAAAGGATCTCGCCGCCAACGCTTGATATTTGCGGTGAGCTCCTGCCGCCATTTCATCAGATTTATCATCTGGGCGGGATCAGCAGCGCCGCTGACGGGTGCAGGATGTAGTACTCTAAACGGTACAATGTGTTCAAACGCGATGGCTTCGTTAGCCTTACGCAACACTGCTGTGTAGAAGAATAGTTTGATAGTGGTTGTAAGAGGCGGAAATCCCCATTGCGACGAGATGCCCGCTGGGGGGTCTATCTTCATGTGATAGACTTGGCCTTCAGCAAATTCAAAGACCTTGTTATCTTTGATAGCCTTCAGGAACTCAATCGGCATCGTGTTGATGATGTGCGCGTCACCCTTTTCGACTTTGTGCTTTAAGTCTTGGGGGATCGTGTAGTAGTAGATAGACTCCCCGGTGATGGGGTTGTGGTTGATGTCGATTAACTTCGGGTCCCAACGGATAATATTTATCCGAGTTTCGTCCGCGGCCTTCTCGTCATGCATTTTGCCAGAGACAGCGGAGTGACACCCTGGACAGTGATAGTTGAAGCTCAGGGATTTGAGATTGAATTTGTACTTGACCTTGCGGACACCCGTACGCGCGTTGCATTTCGTGCAGATTAGAAATCTGTTGAACGGCTGGTAAACCGAGATAAACGAGTTGCCATACAGGTGGAGGTCCAGGCCCGTAGCAATGGCTATGTTCTTTATCTTGATCGATTTGTTAAGTACGCGTTCCCAATTTTGTGTTAAAGACTCGTCATTCGACTTGATCGAGACTTCCGTAATCGGGTATTCCGAGAACTTCTTTAACGCTGCGAAAATGTGGGCTGAGTTGTAGTAAAGGTACTCAACCCAGCGAAATAGGTCCTTGAGCTTACGGGGGGCAAAGCCCGTAATAAAATCGAACATTGGGTTGGGATGGCTACCGCCGCCGCGTGCCCCGCCGCCTGCTAGATCCGCGATTCCTGGTTCAGACATGTAGACATCCTCGATAGGAGTAAAACGTGACAGACACGTTAAAACTCGGAACTGTTTACGGTACCCCGATATTTACACTGCAATGCCAGTCAGCGGCAGTTAAAAAAGTATACGGGGCAACTTTTTCGGGAGCGTCGAACACCTGGCGTTTCCCTGCTTTCTATCCGGTGCATGCGATTGTGCTGGAGGACTTGAAGAAACAGATCCCAGGGCTGCAGTGCTCACCCGAAGTACTTCATCACGTACAGCAGCTCGCACAAGACGTAACGCTACCTGCCGATTTTAGTTTCATTACGCCGCCTTACCAACATCAGAAAGCGGGGGTTCTGCATCTTTACCGCAATCTCCGGGCAGGTCTCTTCTATTCACCTGGCTTAGGTAAATGTAAGATAACCGTGGACTTACAGCGTCTCACGGGTGCCAAGATGTTGGTCGTATGTCCGTTGGTGATGCTGGGCACGTGGGCGGACGAATTTCAGAAGCACGGGGAGATCTCTGACGTCTTAATTATCGACGGCTCTAAAAAAGAGAAGACCACACGCATCCACCAAGCGCAGCAACACACGCCGATTGCGACGATTGTCACCTACACCGTCGCGTCCCTGTATACCGACGAATTGTTGAAAATAGGTTACGATGCCATCATCGCGGATGAGTCGCATCAGTTAAAAACTCCATTTTCAAATCGGACTAAAGCCGTAACAACGCTGGCATTGAGAGCCAAGCGCCGTGTATTGCTATCGGGCACGCCATCGCTGGGGTCGCCCTTTGATATGTACGCGCAGTTGCGATTTCTAGGCACGTATCTGTGTCCCGAAAACTGGTGGGCTTTTCGTAAGATGTTCGGTGTTTTCCCTGAGTGGGAAAAAGACGATAACGTACCTAAGATGTTACTCGGATTTAAAAACCTGGAGCTCATGAATGAGCGCGTCAGCCTTGTAAGTCTGAAGAAGACTAAGGAAGAGTGCTTAGATTTACCTGCACAACAAATTATCGACGAGCATTTCGCGTTGTTTCCTGACCAGAAGAAGGAATACAACACGCTGGTTCAAGATCGGTGTATGGGCGCAGGCCTTTCGTTGAAAGACCGTATGCTCGACGGTACGTTATCGCATGCAGATGGCCTAACGACGCCTCCGCACGTGATAGCCGATGAGACGATCACGTTGCTAGGCAAAGTCGATCAAATTAGCAGCGGCTTCGTGTACATGACTACGCGTAACCCAGGGCTGTGCAATGGTTGTAAACACGTTATTAATTGTGTGGATGACGGTATAAAACCGTACACGCAAACGTGTAAAATCGTAACAAAGCAACCTCCGACGGCAGTTCATCACTGCAAATCGAATGCACGTCTAGATCGGTGTAAGGGCTTACTCGAAACTATTCTAGAAGACCCAGCGAATAAAGTGATCATCTGGGCTAATTTCCACACTGAGCTCGATGACATCGAAAATGCGGTAAAAGAGTCTGGTATACAGTATGTACGTGTTCAAGGCGGTATGGCTCGTGAGGACTTGATGTCCGCGATGACTACCTTTAACACGGACCCTATCTGTCGGATTTATTTAGCACAAGTCAGTACAGGCGTTGGCGTAACGCTCAATGCCGCGAATTACACCATTTACTACAATTTGCCCTGGAGCCTGGAGCATTACTTACAGTCCTTAGATCGCAACTACCGTATTGGCCAATCACGTAAAGTCACTGTTTATCGTCTCTTAGGGCGATATACGTTGGATGACGCGAAGGCTAAAGCATTAGATCAGAAAATAGATTTCAGTCTGCTCGTAACATCTGCGACGGTGTGCGCCACGTGTCCTGATTTTTATACGCGGTGCAACAAATACAAGATTAAACTGTACGACAAAGAATGTAAGTATGACCGCACCATGCTGCGGCACACCGCAAGTGTAAGGACCATACCGTGAAAATAACCCTGGAATTCGAAGAGGCTGATTTACGACAAATGATCACAGATCATTTTACGAAGGAGAGTTTTAACGTAAAGAATCTTGACGACATATGTCGACAATTTCTGCACGCATACCCGATTGGTTTGAAAGTAGAGGCGGACATTCTGCCGCAGCCTGCGCCGGCTCCCGTACATACGTTGGGGTACGTAGACGTTGTTCCAACAGAAGATGTTGTAACGTATACCGACGAGGACGCGGAGGAAGACGTGTCGCGGGAGCCTGATGGAGTCTCGTTGACTCTGAATGACCTCATGGACCCGACGCCGCGCATGGGGCGTACAGAAGTCACGCGCGCCAAGCCGGCTATCCGGGCGGTGGCGAGCGAGGACGAGGCAGCAGTCAGTAGCATTGAGAAAATAGTTCGTCAAAGCCGCAACATGGAGAAGCGTACATAACATGATTGACGAAGTCGATAATGAAGAGCTAGTAGTTATTCCTCCGGTACCTGCGGACGACACCTTTAAGGACAAGCTCCCGCAAGGTTACTTGTCAGTCTCACAAGTCACACAGTACATGAAGTGCGGCGAAGCTTATTACTTCCGTTATGTAAAACGTCGGAAGGTACCTTCGAATAGTTTTCAGGTACAGGGGCGTGCTGTACATAAAGCAGCCGAGAAGCTGCACTTGAGCATGATTGACAACGCGCCCATTAGCGAAGCAGAGATGCTCGACGCGTATTCAGAGCTCCACGACGAAGAGATTAAGACTGCTGAGATTGACGACGAAGATACCGACAACGATCCCGGCAAGATAAAGGACGTGGGCATCAGCCTGACGAAACGTTATCGGCGAGCCGCTACAGGCAACGAGCGCAACAAGGAGACTGGCGAGAATTATGCGCCGGTAAAGCCAATTGCCGCCGAGCGTATTGTCCGCATGAACATCATCACGGACGAGAGCCTTGTGATTCCTTTTCTAGGCGTCATCGACTTAGAAGAGGAGTTCGCAATCGGGGACGTAAAGACCAAGAAGCGCGCGTCCCCCCAGGCGGATGCCGATAACAGCTTGCAACTCAGCTTGTACGCACACGTAACGGGTAAGCCCATCGTTCGGCTGGAACAACTCATCAAGCCGACTAAAACCCTGCCGGACCGATTCATTCGTACGGAATCAGTGCGTACCAACCAAGAGGTACTACACGCACTAGACGTAGTGAGCCAAGTCGCGCAAGATATAGCTGCAGGACGCTTCCGAAAAACCAATCCTGAAAATTGGTGGTGTTCTGCGAAATGGTGCCCTTACTGGGCAGACTGTCGCGGAAGGAAGCGTGTATGAGCAAGAATATGTGGGACAACACGGGCATACAGCCCGATCTAATGAAGCTCCCCTTGCACATTCGCGAGGGGATGACGCAACATATTCCGCATCGACCCGATGAATGTAACGCGGCCTTCATGATTTTCCGGCAGACACCCGGGTTGAATCACCCCAACGCCCGCTGTAACGTCACGACGTTCCGTAAAGAAGCAAACTCGGCGATTAGTATTAACGGAGGCGCTCAGGTAGACTTTACAGACTTCAGTGGACGTCTCGCCTTGGCAACTGCGGTCATTGACCAATCCAATCTGGGTTCCGTTATTGCCAGTTTGATTCGCGTATATACGGGTATGGGTGGGGACATTCATCCGGTGTTGGATGCAGCGAATGTTGTTCGCCTGAAAGAGGAAAAGGTCGCGTTCTTTGAGGAGCGCAATGACGAGTGACGTTCGTGTGCAAGTCCGTGTGCAGTGCGATCGTACAGGACGTGAAACCGTACAGTTTATGTCCTTGGAAGAAGCGCGGTTGCACCACACGGAGACCCGTTTAAAGCAACGTAACGCTGAGAAAATACGTACATTTTTACTGGGGCTTGAAGGCCCCTTGCCTGATCTAGTTGTCGTCTGTAATGACAACATAGTTGTACTAGAAAATGTAATAGGTACGCGCAGTAAAAGTATTCCGCGGTTACTACACGACCTGACGCGTTCAAAACTGTTTCCTGAACCGGTACGTCGTGCTAGAAACGAAAACGCGAAGCAAACAAGGTAAAAGAGATTGTACTCCTCTTGTTAGCTAGAAAGTATTGAAATGGAGAAGTACGGCGTTGACGAGACTCCTAGAGTCAACACTAAATTAGGTGAGACGGATCTTGACCAGTGCCCGCATTGTGGGGCAGTGTTACGCAAACACGGTAGTGTCGTTTTATGTCCCATCCACGGGTCCGAGCCATTTGAACATGCCGCAACCGAGCAAACGAAGTGAAATAGTTCGCTCAGTAAGCGATCTGGTTACGCAAAGAGCCAGTATTATTCGAGCGTTGTACATTGTAAGTATTGCTGCGAATGGTCCGCGTGATGAGATTCTTGGGGAATTTCATCAGGCGGTAGGTGACGTACTTGAGGGGGTAGCGTTATCACAACTCAATCTTACTTTTATCAGCAAGGATAAAGTAAGAGAGGAGGCAGCTTGGTTACGAGACAGACGCGAGTAGGTACGGTCAGTTACGGGTTCGGTCCAAGTACGCTAGCGCACAGACGTGTAAGCGTACCCATGCACGTTTCTTCCGTGGGAGACGTCATGGAAGACCTGTTGAGAACCATTTCCGATATAGTGCACTGGCTCATGCAACCGCATGTTCTGGCGGCTATAAAAAATATCGTCAAGATAATCCGTCGCATCCTTTTCAAAATTTAGGGGAACGTCACAATGCCAGCCAAGAAACGATTGGTATCTATTCCATTCGAGTCCATCATCGCGGATCTCGATTTTAACTGCCGTAAAGAGTACACCGAAATCGATGAGCTCAAACAGAGCATCATGGATGACGGCCTACTTCAACCCGTGGGTGTGGCGCTGAAGCAGAACGCTGGCACACCGGAATCCCCGCGCTATTTGTTGGTCTACGGTTTCCGTCGATACTATGCGATCACGAAAATCCGAGAAGAAATGGGCGAAGATGCCTATGCTTCCTTGGACGTCGTATTGAACGAGGGAAATCTCGATGACCTGCGTGTTCGGAATCTCAAAGAGAATATTGAACGTAAGAGCCTGACTACGTATGAAATCTCGCAGCAGGTAAAGCGTCTGGTTCTCGCAGGCTTCGAACAGCGCGATATTGCAGCACGCCTAGGACGCAACCAGTCTTGGGTCAGCTACCACTACAAGGTGGCGACTCAGCTGACACACCAAGCGCAGCAGGCCCTCAAGTCTGGAGATATTACTCTGGAACAGGCGCTACACATTGCTGACGTGGAAGAGGACAAGCAGAACGCGCTTGTCGATCAAGTATTGAACGCCGACACGCGGGCGGACGCTCGCAAGTTGCTGAAGGACGCTGCCAGCGAAGGGGGCAAGCGGCGTAAGTACGCGAACAAGGGACGCCCTACGGCGAAGAACCTCGTTCAGTACGTCAGTGACGTGTCCTTTGAGGCCGAGTCCAAGCTCAACAGCAAGGACGAAAAGACGTTTTACAATGGCGTCGCTGCGGGGATTCGTATTGCGTTAGGCGACGCAGGCGTAACCAACGTGACGGACCTTAAGGTCAACGAAAAGTATTCGGACGTAAATTACCATTCGAAGGATAACAAGGTACTTACAGAGGAAACCGATGAGGACGAGCCTAAGGCGGCACGTACTGCGGCGGTGGACTCTGAGGGCCAGCCTGTGAAGAAGAAGCGCGGGCGTCCTCGCAAAGCGGACGCTGCTGTGCAGACGGCGTAGTCAGACAAAACGGGAGGCAGCCGAGCGTAGTTTGGTAACGGCTGTTTCCCGTAGCTGACGCACGCGTTCACCTGTAATCTCCAATACGCGTCCTATTTGTTTTAACGTCTTAGGCGCTGTGTGGATGCCGAACGACGTTTTAATGATGAAGACCTCCCGTATAGAGAGGTCTGTTAGTTGGAACAATTTTAGAAGGCTTTGCTGCATTTCGATATCGACTGCATAGCCTTCTAAGTTGGTATCTGCGTCTCCGACGATATTCTCGACGTACTCGGTGGTGTGCGGCGTGCGCAAGCCTTTAGCAATGGCATGCGCCGGCACATGTACTAAACCGAGACGTCGACCTTCTTCACGCATCTCGTGGCGTACCCACCAGCTAGCGTATGTCAGAAAGCGGGTACCCGCCTCGGGTTTGAATTTAGTGAGCGCTCGTATGAGCCCTATATTCCCCGCAGCGATGAGGTCTTCGAGAATGGATCGCTCTATCCTACTTCGAGGATGCTTGCGAGCTTCAGCTATTACGTACCGGAGTGCACCTTGCACAATCAGGTCGCGGGCCTTGGGGTCTTTCGTTTCTTTGTACCGTTGGATGAGCTCGCGCTCTACCTCTGCGGTTAGCATTCGCGTCGACTCGACTTCTTTGTAGTAACGCGATAGCGAGTCTGCAGAAGTATTAGCGCGCATCTTTTTACCCCGAAACAGCTGTTGTGCTTCCTAGCAGCTTACGTTAGTCTGACCGTTCCCAAACAGGCTCCGTGCGGAGCAGGAAAAAATGACAACCGATAATCAAATCCAGAAATACGACGAAACGTTGAACAGTGTAGCGGACTCTCTCAGGGCGTATGCAAACACGCTTGCTGATACGGAGCTCGGACTTAACATCGAGGTACTTGCTAGCAAGACCACCCCGGCGGTAAAGGGTATCGAGGCTCCGCAGCGTGTCCAGATTCCCCGCATTGCGCTGAAGCAGAACAGTTCGAACTCCGACAAGATACCAGCCGAGACTAAAGTCGGTCAATTATATACGTCCCAGAGCGAGCACGTCGGCGACGAACTTGAGTTCATCCCGGTCTACACGCACAACAACCGTGTTCGCTGGGGCGATGACGACAAGATCGAGTGCCAGTCTATGGACGGTCTGACGGGTAACCGTTATGGCACGTGCAAGACCTGTCCCTACGGTCAATTCGTAAAGGGCGAGCGCCCTCAGTGCAGTCCGGGGTCGACCTACTATGTCGTGACGCCCGATGTGAAAAGTATTTATCGCATCGACTTTACGAAGACGAGTGCCAAGGCGGGAAAGAATATCCGCCAATTGTCTCTGCCGCCGAACATGTGGAGTCGTGTATTCACGCTCGGTGTCGAGAAGATGGTCACCGGCAAGAATACCTATTACGTGCTGAAGACAAATGCCACGGCGCAGCGGACGACCGAAGACGTCTCCAAAGTGTGTGACATGTTGTTCGAATACTTCAGTTCGAACTACAAGAAGATGCTTCTTCTACAGGAAGAGTACACCAAGCGCGCTGCAAGTGGCGGCGGTGGTGGCAGCGGGGGAGCATTGCCTGCCGACGGTGTGAGTGTAAGTGAAGAAGAAATCAATTTCTCTGATTCAGTCTGATTCGTACGGTGTGAATTAGAAGCGCGGGTATTGCGAGTACCCGCGCTTTTTATTTAGGTAAAAATGACTAAGCACTTGCCCCTTGTTAAATATGGCCCTTGGTCGCCTTCAAAGGCGTCATTGGCTGCGACGTGTGCTCTTGCTTTTAAGTACAGATACATCGACAAAGTAGCAACGGGTCCCAAGGGATCTGCTGCTATTGTGGGTGTCACTGTACATAGAGCGCAAGAACTTGTCCTACAAGGTGTGCACGTCGCCGAGGCGCTTAGTACCGCGATTACCGAGTCTGAATCGGATCTAACGCACAAAGACAAAGAGAAGGTGAAGACCTTCGCACAGCCGTTGATCGACTTCGATGAACGCATACGTGTGTTTAAGTCGAATTATCCGGTCAAGCATGTGTTGTTAGAAAACAAGTGGGCAGTGACTAAAGATTACGAAGCCTGTGATTTTGCGGACGAGCGCGGAATCATTCGAGGCATCGTCGATATGAGCTTGGTTCTGGAGAGCGGACACGTTATCATCATCGACCACAAGACGGGCCGGGTCCGTCCCGCTACGTATTACACTACGCAATTACATTTTTATACTGTAATGGCGTTGGCGCACTTTCCGGATTTAAAAGGAGTTCAGTGCGCCCTACACTACGTAGCACACAGTAAGTTGGAATGGTCTAATCCGGTAAAACCGTCTTATATCAAAGATGTGTTGCAACCCTGGTTAATTGACTACTTGAACAAAAAGTCCGTAAAGGCAGACACACCTGACGCAACCGTGGGGAAGCATTGCGATTGGTGTGATTTCCGAACGATTTGCACGGTCCGGGGGCGGAATGTCAAAGCAGGAGAAGAGCGCATCGAAGACAGCGAAGCTTGATCAAGCGGAACTTCGGAAGCTATGGAAGCAGCCTACAGCGGCATGGGTAACCCTCCTAAATACGCTGGGCGCACAGAAGGTTAAAGAAGCGGGGGAGACAATTAAACTGCAGTGTCCGTATCACCCGGACACTAACCCATCAGGAGTGCTTAGTCCTCTGAAGGGACATTACCGTTGTTTTTCGTGTGGTACGTATACTTCAGATCCTATTCGATTCGTAAATAAATATTTACACTCTACATACATCGAAGTCGCACGTACATTCCGCGACCATTTTAAGCTCGAAAAGCTAGACATCAAGAAGCTGGATGAAGCTGAGCTTGAACAACATCGCATGAAGATGTTGAACGAGGTTTTTCACCAGTACCTATGTAAGGTATGGCTCGCTGACAAAGTACCGCAGAATGCGGCGAACACCGTTACGTGGCTCAAGCAGCGCGGAATTACGTCGGTAGACATGTTGGGGTCGTTGGGCATGCTCCCAACATCCACTGATCTACAAAAGCTGTGCGCGCAGTTGGGCGGTAACGAAGAGGATATTACTTGGTGCATGCGACTTGTTGGTGACTATTTAAATGTCACTTACATGAACTGCGTTACGTACACGTACGCTGTTTCTCCAGACGAGGTATCCGCCTTTAAGCTACGTATTCCCGGGCCGGATAAAGCGTCTGTACGGTTTGTGCGGCCTAAGGAAGGCGGGGAACTCGGTGCTTTTGGAGTACTTACTTCCTCGTTCTATAAACACTACGCAAGCGAGAAGGTAACACGCTTTATCGCTGTTGAAGGCGAACACGACGCGTTAGCACTGACGCAGGGCATGCTCACCAACTGCCCTGATGTCGACGAAGTTGTGATTGCCTTGGGCGGAGCAGGTCACAACGGCGTAGACTTCATGGCCGACCTCGGTTTCACCGAGTGTCGCCTTATGGGCGATGACGATGCCGCGGGAGATAGCTATCCCGCGAGTGTGTTGCCTAAGACTCGCCGTGTTGCGGTTCAGGTATTTAAATGGCCTCAGCGTATACGTAATCCTGTACCTGGCAAGATCGACCCGGATGAGGCTATTAAGGTACACGGATTCGACGTTGTATTTAAAGAAGTCTGTGAGCCCAAGAATTACATATTCGCAACGCGTTGGTGTATTGAACGCGCGAAGACGCGTATCAAGGGTATTCACCAAGACAATATTATTGGCCTACAAGAGGTAGGTACCGAGTTCAGTACGATCCTGCGTAATGACGCAGAGCGCCAGGTTTTCGCAGAAGAATTTGCGAGGATGTGTCCGTCCGTCCCTGCAACGGACTTGCTCCGTAAGACGCAATTGCAAGACGATACCGCGCTTGGGTTTGTCGAGAAAATAGCGGATTGGATTAGAAGCAATTACCAAGTGACTACCTGGGACTGTGACCAGGGCGTTCTCAAGCTATGGAATAAAACACGCAAGCAGTATCTGCCTGTTCAAGTGGACCACAAAGCGGCCATTACCCAGTTCAAACGGTATACCACCCGCGGCAGTCTTTATTACTGGGCACGGGATGAAATTGGCCTTCCCTCGTACTTCCCCTCCGTGGACGACCCTGAGTCAGCCCAGACGGCGCTGGACAAGTCCGAAGAGATGATTGAGAAGGATGTACAGCGCGCGTACAGCATGCTCTCTGCTGAGGCCGTTGACTACGCGGGTGGTTTCATCAAGGGTCAGGGCATTCACCTGGAGAATGTAGATGTCGGAAAACCAGGGTATATTGTTAATGGCAATCGTGTTTATCGCCTTAAGTGGACCGCTGATTTATCAAGTCTTTCTACTGTTACTGAGTTAGAGGGGCCTAGTGATAACGGCATCGTATTTGACCTAGACCACCGCCGTAACCTCATTGAGGATATGGAGCACGGTTGGACGAACCAAATAAAGTGCGCAGCGGACATTACCCAACGGCCGCCGTACACGGCACACCAGACCTTCACAATGGTGCACAAGTTAATCAATACAGGCTTCGGTTTCCGAAATCAGGAAGTCGACTCTTTGTACTGTGCCGGTCTCGTATTTTACAATCATCTGTACGACGTTATTACCGGACGTCGCATGCTCACACATTACCAGGCGCAGTTTGAATCGGGTAAGACCACGCTATTGTCCGTGACAGCGAACCATACGCAGCTACGCGAGTTCTCGTTGTGTGATCACGCGCTTGCGTTGGACAGCTTTACACAGGCGGGTTTTTACCAGATATTCACGAATACCCGGTTGGTATCGGCGCTCGATGAGATGAACGATCCCGATGACGGGTCCCCTGATTCGCGTAACAAGAAGACGTTCTACCAGCGCTGCCGTACGTTAGCCACCGCGGGTAAGGCTACGCTCAGCCAAGGTACTGTAGAGGGACAGAGTCGGGCGTATCACCTACAGAATAATGTGATCACCGCTAGCGGTACGCCCATTGTGGATGCCATGGATGAGAGTCGTTTTAACACGATCAATCTCAAGAAGAATCCAAACCACAACAACGTCCGCCTAGAATTACGCAATGCCTTTTCCCTTGAGGAAATAGAGAAATTGCGCCTGAGTGTGTTGCTACACTCCCTTCATTTGGCACCTCGCGTTAAGCAACGCTACTCTGACCTGTACAACCAGTTTGGTCGGCGCCAAGCAGGCGACGGTGCAATCAATATTCAGAACGTCGACCGTTTCACGGAAAACCTAATGCCGATGGCAGCGGTCCTAGACGCGTTTGGCGTTGACGGTAAGAAGTTTATCGAGGACTATCGTGAGACGCGTAAGCAGCAGGTTTACGAGCGTAATCGAAGCACTGCTGGACACAACATTATTGATACGGTCCTGAACGCGCCTATTCCGGCCAAAGACGAGCCTAATCAATTTACCAACATCAAGTCCATGCTTCTGGATCAGAATCAGCGGGACAAAATCAGCGCCAGTAAAGTGGGCGTATACTATGATGAGCGGTCCCAGTGCATTGGCATTATGTGGTCTGAGGTAAAACAGACACTGCTCAAGAATGCGCAGTACCGAACGAAGACACCCTTCTCGTTGAAGTCTGAAGCAGAGACTGCGGGTGAGTGGTTGATTGATAAAGCGGAAGCTACAAAACTAGGCATTATTACACGGCTGATGGCCGCAGGCATGACCAGCTCGTCAGACGTTTATAGCCTGATTTCCGTAGGCAACCTCATCGATAAACATCGGAAGGCTATTGCAGATTCCGAAGCGTTCGATCGCAATGGTAAGGTATCTGAAGTCGCTGAGGTCATTCCAATTAAGCAGCCGTTCACTATCGACGAGGGAGATCCTCTGCAAGGAATTGATTGATGTCTACAGAACCTGACCAGGGGCTAGAAGAGGGCTTATCCCTTGAGCATAAAGGCCAGATTTGCAATGGCTGTCCCCGACATCCTAGTAAGCGGTGTGGCAGTTCTAAAATTGACGCTGAAGTAGACGTCCTATTTATTGCAGAGCAGCCCGATAGAGCGTCAGTGGACGCGGGCACGCCGATGGCCGGCCATGGCGGCAAAGTACTGACTACTGCGCTCAAGGCCGTAATAGGATCGGACAAGCGCTACAAAGAACTGCGCTATGCGTTTACCTACGCAGTTCAATGTATTTCCGAGACCGAAGATGAGACGGCTGCGCCAAACAAAGAAGTGGTGCACCACTGTCGTCCCTATCTACAGGGTACGATACAGCGGTTCAACCCCAAGGTAATTGTCGCGATGGGTTCTACTGCACTACGCCAGCTAGGCGTGAAGCAGCAGTACAACGACATACGTAATAAGTTCACGACGCATCTCGGGTACAACGCACCCATCTACACCACGTTTAGTGAAAAGGCGCTGCTAGCAGCTCCGGGTGTGTTTGAGACGTTCAAGCTAAACCTAATCAATATATTTGATAAAGTAGTGAACAAGGGCATTCTTGCACTTCCTCTGGAAGAAGTGTCCAAGGACTATTTACTGCCCAAGACGATGGATGACGCACTAGCTGCGTGTGACGTAATCCTAAATTACGGCAGTGCCACAGTCCCTGCAGCACACTGGTCCATCTCGGTAGATACTGAAACAACAACGCTCTATCCTGAGAAGGAAGGGGCGCGCATTATTGCGTTTTGTTTTGGGTGGGACGCGGGTAAGTCCGCGACTATTCTTTACGACCATCCACATGCGGGTGAAGAATACTTGGCGCGGTTGCCTGAGCTCACCGCGAAGATTCGCGAGATCCTGGCTAGCACGAAGCCAAAGATTCTTCACAACGCGAAATTCGATTTGAAGTTCATTGAGCTCAAATACGGTATGCCCGTGAATGCCGTGGCGTGGGATACCTTGTTGGGTGAGCATTTGCTTGATGAGGACAAGAAGGGCAATTACGGCCTGAAGGTACTCACAGCCAACTTTTTGCCCCAGTACTGCGGGTACGAAGACAAACTGTACGACTTGCTCAATGACGAAGAGAGCGCGTCTAAAGTCGATGAGGCGGAGAAAGAATTAGAAGACCTCCGTGAGATCATCGCAACGGAGCACCCTGGCTATCTCAAGTCTCTTGAAGAGTACAAAGAAGCCCTCGTTGTTTACGAAGCGGATAAGCAAATATTTGATGTTGCCGATAAGGCGTACCAGTTTGCCTACGACGACTATTTGTTCTGTAAATCTGCCTTGGCAGGCAAGCAGGCGGCTTGGGATGTAGAGGTATCGGACTGGCCTAAGGGTAAACGCGGCAAGCCTAAGAAACCTGTGAAGTGGTTCTCTAAGCCGGAGAAGCCCGCGGCTGTAAAAGAGCCCAAGAAGCCGGAAGATCCCCGCTCCAAGAAAGAGCAGCAGATCAGCAAAGATGCAGGGTTTGAGAACCTGCCTATCCACGATCTGCAGATCTACGGTGCTGTCGATGGTGACGTGACACGCCAGCTTGCCCGTCTTCAGCGGCGCCGTATTGCCAAGGAGCAATCCAAGGTTGTACCGCTTATGAAGAGCCACGCCGTCCCGGCGTCCCGTGTATTGGGACGCATGGAATTTGGCGGCATGCGGGTCGACATTCCGTATATTGACGTTCTCGAAGAAGCGTTTACCAACGTTATTGAGAAGACAGAAAAAGAGCTTTACGAGATGACGCGCGACAGCGCTCCTCCCGGTAAAGAGATCAATTTGAACGGCGCTGCTACGCTAGCCAACGTCTTGTACAATTGGGGCTGGACGCACCCCAACGGCAAGAAGATGGATGCGTACGAAATACTTGCGTACACCAAGAAGGGTCAAGCAAGTACCTCTGAGAAAATACTACGACAGTTCGTTGCGTACGAAGATGACAAAAAGCAGTGCCCTACGGAGACGGCGTATTTCATTGAGCGGTTGATCAAGTACCGCAAGGCCAGTAAAGCGCGTAATACTTTCTTGGCCAACATTCGAGCGCTGTCTAAGCGCGACGGGTTTCTACATACCCAGTTCCATTTGAACGGAACGGGTACGGGGCGGTTGAGCTCCAGTGATATGAATATGCAAAACCTGCCCAAGTTCTTGGCAGGTTGGAACCTCAAGAAACTATTTCTACCCGACGACGACAGCATGGTTTTCGTCAACATGGACTACAAGGGCGCTGAGGTCCGTGTTTTCTGCGCCTACGCCCGAGACCCTGCGCTTATCCAAGCCCTCAATGACGGCATGGATATGCACAGCTTCTTCGCGGCTAAAGTATTTAAGCGTCCCTACGAGATGTACGCACGCAGGGACGACGCCGTATTTATTCCTGATGGAGCTCTACGCAAGCTCCTAGACCAAGAGCGCAGCAACATTAAACGCGTGGTGTTCGGGATTCTCTATGGCGCAGGCCCTGAGAAGATCTCGGAGACCATTGGCGTGAGCGTTGATGAAGCCAAGGTACTCATCGCGCTGCTCTACCAGATGTTCCCGGAGATCGCGCTTTACGCGACTAACGTTGAGCTCGAAGTAGCACGGGACCATTTCGTAGAGACTTTCTTTGGGCGTCGCCGTCGGTTCCCCTTGGCAGGTATTTCTCGACACGCCGGACGTGCCAAACGCCAGGGCCGTAACTTCAAAATTCAGTCCACGAGCTCTGATATTGTCATCGGACAGCTTATTGAAATGGAAGAGCCCCTACGTTGTGACCTAGGCGGACGTATGCTGCTTACGGTTCACGACTCTATTGCGTTCCAGCTTCCCAAGAGGCATATTGGCCAGCTCCATGACTTTGTCGAGCACTACGCTAAGAAGCGCGTTGCCGACAAATACGCCTGGATGGCAGTACCGTTTGAAGCCGATACTGAAATCGGTGAGAACTATGGTGAGTGCCAGTCAATTGCAAAGTATCTAGCCAAGCACCCATTACTGATTCAACCCGAGGGAGTGATTGAAGAAAATGAGCTACTCACAGAACTCCGAAACGATGCTTTCGAGGCAGCTTGAGACCAAAACATTTGAAAAGTTTGGTATAGAGTTTCGGTATGGCGTCGCTACCGATACCGAACCCGCGTGGGAGTCAAAGGCGAGTACCGTGAACGGTCAGTTGGTCGTTGACTGGGTTAAGACAGGGGAGATGCACAAACGTAGCTACGTGGAATTCGCCCTGGTAAAGGACAATGGTTTTTGTGCTGCAGGGCATGCTATCGAGGTTTACTCGACCACTGATGGGCCTATCATGGGTATCAACGTCAAAGAAGACGACGATGAAGTTTTGCTCATCGACCCCTGCATTGTGATGTTCAATAACAAAACAGGGATCATTGAGCTTATGCCTATCTTCAATGTGGCGCGTAAACTACGCCTGAAGAAGTCGGCCATTCGCTCTGTACAGCCGCCTGCCGAAGTTTTGATTGGTGCCTATCCCGGCTTCTTGATCAATAACCGTATGGCACTGTACCAGCTCAAGCCCAAATTACCGTTAGCGGTGACACCTGAACTAGTAAACGATGCATCATAAAAGATTACCTTTTATGGTAAAAGCATCTGAGTAGTCGATCCCGGCTTCAACACTAACCCCTCCTTTTCTCCCTCCGACGCAAATGGTTTGTGTTGAAGAGAGTTTCGTGGTCTGTGTTGATTTACGACGCCTTGGCGTTGGGCGGTTAATAGGACGCTACTCATTTTTTATCCTCCGTTGTACGTGAACAACGGATCCATGGTCATCATCTTCGCGGCCATCCAGCCGAAGACTTGTGCGTGCAGACAGTCGTCAGGCTGGGAGGGCGCATGTCTCCACACTTTACGGCCTTGCAGCGTAACTTCTTCGTATTCATTTAGCAGGTCCCGAATAGGGATTTGCATACAACGAAGGTTCGGAAAAATCACGCCTCTACGCTTGATGAACATGAAGTAGTGATCGATCATTGTCGTACGTTCCGCAAGGAATCGATCTATTTTGTTCCAGTAGAACGGGCGCGAATTACCACCGCCGCCTGCGCTCGAAACGCCGCGGTACTGCACCTGCATTGCTCTGTGTGGACCTAAGCGTTCGCGCAGATTGGAGTTCGCGAGAGCGCCTTCACCTGCGTCACCGAATATCAGCTGTACGTTAAACCGTCCGCACATATCCACGATATGGTCAATGACGCCACCGGATATGGGGTTCGTCTCAGGGTATATTTTGAAGTACAACGTCTTCAGCTTGAAGCTGTGCTCCGTACCGCCACCCGTAATGCCCCAGATCCACAAGACAGAACGGGATGCACCTGTGGTGCCGCCGCCTGACCAATCGACGCCGGCCACGACAGCACGCAAGTCCGTGAGTAAGAGGTTATGCGCGGGGTAGTCTTGGATATCGTATTCCTCGCACATACTCTCTAATTCTTCTTTAGAAAGTAAGCGAGTACCGATAGCGTCCGAGACGCCCATCACCTCGTTCTTGAACTTGGAGATGGGATAAACGGCATGCTTCTCAATAATACGGCGCCATCGCGCTTGTGCCACTTCTTGATTTTTGAAATCAGAGGGCATGGAGGTTGGCACGTTCTTAGGTAGAATTACCTGAGGTACGTGGAATCCTTTAATGCGCTTTCCTTCGTAGTCGTTGGGGTAGACCCGCATGTCTACCCACTCGCCATTACGTACGTTAAGGTACTTGCCGCATTTCAGGCAAATAGGGCCGTGTTTACCTAAACATTTGTCATCTTCAAAGAACTGGTACGTATTACAGCCAGTGCATTTGATTACCCATTCAGTTTGGGTACTCCACTGCCATAGTTGTTCAATGGTATTTTCCATTGATTTAGGCGTACCGCAATAAGTCTCATAGGCGAAATCGGAGTTCGCCATACATTCGTTAATGACGGGAATAACCTCGTCATACATGATATCTTGTACTTCGTCGTAAGCGACGCGGTCGGCCGAAACACCACGGGCACGGTCAGGGTCATCACTCGCATACGAAAATGCCAACTCAGATCCGTTGGTAAACATTTTCTGGAATACACGGCTGGAGAGTTCTTTGGATACCCAACGCTTACGTATATCTGGAGAGTAGAATATTGTCTTGCCGACACGGGTTTGGGAAAACTTCGTCGTCTGTTCCTGACTAGGCGCAATGAAGAAACTCTTCCAGTGCGGCGTGCTACACGCTTCCATGATCAAGAAGTTTGCAAGCGTCGTACTTTTTGCGACCTGTCGCGCTGTCTTCAGCAAAAGCGCCGGATACAGGTTATCGTACACTTGACGGTAAAAGGGGAAATGATCTAGTGAAAAAGGTTTACCGTCAAGATGCAATAAAGTAGTTACCCATTCTGAACGCCTGATGGATAAGTTCTGATCTGGCAGCGCATGTTTTACTTGCATTGATTAAACAGGATAGCAGGGGTTTATGGCTGACAAAAAAGATTCAGTGTCACCGTGGGAGAAGCTAGGTATCGGACCAACGGGCATCGGCTCGGTCCCCAAGTTACTCGACATTGTTTGGGCTATGGACCCCAAACTTACGGTGTGTCTAGTTGGTGAAACAGGCATCGGAAAGACCCCTATCGTGCACCAGTGGTGCCGTAGTAAGAAAGGGTTCATGTATCCGCTGAATTTTGGGCACATGACACAAGAAGAAGTGTCGATGATCATGTTCAGCGAGAAGGGGGATTCGTTCGACTTCGTTCCCCCACAATGGTTGTTGGACCTAAACCAGCATGCCATAGATGACGGCTGTTCCGTCCTATTTCTCGATGAGTGGAACCGTGGTGACAAAGCGATGGTTAATGCTTTGTTTACCCTTACGGATGAGCGTCGCGTACACAACTTCAAACTACACCCGAATGTGTTGGTTGTCGCGGCGATGAACCCCAGCGACGGCAGTTACCTCGTAAACGAAGCTGAGAAGGACCACGCAATCCGTAAGCGTCTCAACTTTGTGTATTGTACACACGATCTCCAGGCATTCCTAGCACATGCTAAGGAATCTAACTGGCACCGTTTGGTACCTGCGTTCCTCAAGGCCGCCTCTACGTACCTCTACGACATGGGTGCGCGTGATGCGGGCAAAGCCTTTCCCTGTCCATCCAACTGGGAAAAAGCTTCTAACATCCTGCTTGCGGCCGAGCGCATACGGCTCGATATTGCAGACAGCCACGTACGCACGCTAGTTGCCGGCCAGATCGGCAATATCGCGGCAGACAAGTTTATGGACTTCGTGGCCGATCAGAATACGCTTATTCAGCCGGTGGAGATCCTCCACGAGTATCTTCATCGTTCGCAGGTACGCACACGTGTGGCGACTGTCCTCAACTTCCGAATCGACAAAGACACCAATGAGTTTGTCGAAAAGGAAAGCAAGGCCAAGAACCGCGCCAGCGTTATCAGCGAGCTCAATAAGGGTCTGGCAGTCGAGCTGTTCAGCGGCATGCCTGACCCTGTAAAGATTGCGCCGCAACTGGCGTTGTACATGGGCGATATCCCCAATGAACTCTTGTCACCCTTTGTCGGACAGCATCTGTCCGAACAGAGCAAAATCAAGGGTACCGACGGGGACAAGTATTTGAACAAGCTTTCGGCGGCACTGGCTAAACAAAAGCCGTACCAGGCCAAGATGAAGTTCATTATTGACACAATGCGCGAGTACAAGAAGAGCGCAAACCTCATTACGGACTCGGACCCTATGTCGCCGTAGAAGCGTTTTTGAGGGGCGCTAGTTGTTGCTCTCGCAAACGTAGGCGCTTCTCAAAATACAGCTGTACAACTGCGAGCCGTGCAAGCTGCACACCTGCGGGAGTTTCTGGGTATGCCGCATTGGAGAGCGCTTCGCCTCTCGGTGCTGCAGCCCAGGCCTCACGCACGGTAGCCGCCAGCGCACCCGCTTCTTTAGGTAGGCGCTTAGTTAGCTCTGCTTGGGCCATCTCTAACATAGGCGGCGCAATAACAAAGCCTTCTCGATATAATTGAACCGCTGTATAGCAAATCGGTTCTCTATCGAAATCCAGACTCTCATGCTCGAAGTCTCGATGTATTAAATCGGCTTCAAACACAGCCCAATTAATGTATACAACAGGGGCGTCTTCAGCGCCAAAATAAGTCGGTATCTGCTGATTGAATGCGATGCATGCTACCTCAAAGGCATTAGCGTCGTACCAAAAGCGACCGGTCGTAATAAGCGACCTGCCTGCCATGATCTGACTGCGATTGAGTACGGGTACATCGAGCCCCAAGTGCTTGAGCTCAATCCACAACGTTTCTGGTTCCCAGTTTAACCAGTTACGTTCAAACAAATGTGTCAATGCATGGAGGCATGCGCTCGCACAACTCGTGTCGTCGCGAAGTGCTGCTAACGCCGCAGTTTTTGCCTCAGACATGCCCAAGTTGTTCTCGCAGAACCATCTTGGCATCTAAAGGAAGAGTCGCAAACACCTGTTGAAATTGATCAGGGTCGCCGCTCTGCGCGACGGCACCGATTTCAGCAGCGTCAATCTGGTCCCATATTTGGGGCGGTAGCGACATCAGCGTGGACGCAGGCACGGGCATGCCGGCTACGTCACACGTTGCTTCCGCTACTTTTTCAGTATTGAATACTGTCAGAAGCGGGTCGGGTAATTTCTTACCGTAGAACTTATCAAGTCCGGCTTGCTTATCAATTTGTGCAATCGTAGAGGCGACCTTTACGAGGTCCGCGCGATTGGTAATATTGCTAGGCATGTTGTACGTGGCTTCGGCGAGTTTCGCGTACGCTGCTTTTTGTACGATTGTCGGTGCAGCTTCCGTACGCGCATCAAGCCAATCACGTAAGGTGTGCGTGTTGGATATTGTAGCCCCCGCAAACTTCAGCGACAGAGGCGTGAGCTGTACATTGCAACGCTTGGCCGCGGTGTACAGTCGGCTGTACGCGTCTGCGCGCTTTTCAAGCGTAAGG